CCTCCTACTTGCGGCTGCACTTTATGAGAGTAATCACCGATTTCACTCTTAGAGCCCGCTCCGTGACCGTATGACCAGTCATTAGCTACTTGTTTACCATATGATTGAATCATGTCTTTCCGTTGCTCAAAGGCTTTTACGATACGTTGTACACGACCTATGATGTGGTCATAATGAATGCATCGTTGCCTTTGTGTGATATATTCGTCTTGCTGTTTTATGTATGCATCTACTTGGTCTTTCGTTGGCTTACCATCGTTCTTTTTGATATGTGCTCTTGCATCTCCGTCTAGTCCAGCTACAATCTTCTCTAGTTTTAAATCCTCTAGTTCTTGATAGTATCGTAGCTTCTCTAATAGAGATGACCAATATATGTATTTCGATGGCTGCTCTAGCATTTCCTGCTGGAGAATGCTCTCATTAATCTTTAATTCTTGTTTTAAGTTATACTGCTGATACTGACCGTTCTCATCGATAAGTCGTAACGTATCAAAATCCAAGTTGTCTACCTTAATATCCATCTGCTACCTCCTATTCTACCTCTGGCTCTGTTACCTCTTCTAAATCATACGCAAGGAAATTCCAAAAAGCATCAGCGTCACCTAATACGACGTCATTATCCCCATCGATAAATACAGTTTCGACAGTTAAATTCCAAGGATGGTCTGTACCTAAATGTATTTCTGAGCTATCTGTAGCCCCGCGTTTCCTAGCTTCTTTCAATAAAACTTCTAAGTCATCAAGTCTCATAGGTAAGCCTCCCCCGAAATAAACACCTCACGTATATTAAATTCTTCTGCTGTAGGATATGTATCTTGGATGATAATGCTATCATCGTCTCTATCGAACATCACGACGTCTGCAATCTCCTCGTAGGGAGTTGACGAGTACGAAATGATTCTCGTCTCATCTGTAGCACCTGCCGCACGTATATTCGCAATAAATTCTTCAAACTCTCGTAAATTCATGTTTTCCCTCCTTAATAGAAATAGAGAAGATTTCTCTTCCCTATAATTCTACTATATTTGTTATAGTCTGTCAACTACTTTTTGTAAAACAAGTTTATATTCGTTCTTAGGAAAGTGCTGCAAAGAAGTGTTAAGTCTCTTCTCTAAACTACGAATCATCTCATCGATAGACTCCCATTGACCATTGGCTAAAGTGTAGCTGTCAGCTCCAAGTAACATGTATTGTTTAGAGCCTAAATCTGATAAAGGTATATGTACAATGGTGTATATGTAATTGTCGATACAGATAATATCTCCTATTTCGTACGTTTTTTGTTTATTTACAACCTTACTAACATCAATTCTCAATGTTCATTCCCTCCAATTCTTTGATAACTTCCATGTGGTATGAATCCGTAGGTACAAATGACCAGTTTTCTTCTCCTACAGGAGAGTACATATAACAAAGCAAAGCAAACATATACTTAAACCCATTAACCTCGTACTCAATTCCAGATTCCATTACTTTTGCACCTCCGTAAGTGTTGCGAATTTAGCAATAGTCTCTAGCGTTACCCATGTCATAGTTTTAATACCAGAGTACGGATGAGTATACGATACCTCCATTAGGTAATTGTCGTAATCTATATACGCAACTTCGACTGGTACTGGTGTTTCGTTACCGTCGTCTATAAATGATATATTTTTTAAAGGCATTTCAATATCGTATTTATCATCTAGCATGTTCATGTATCGTACAAGCTGCTGTGTAGCCTGTCTCTCTGCATTTAGATAAAAAGTGATATTATCTCTTAAAGCTTCTGTTCCCGTCATACTAGCGCCTCCTCTTTATCTGTAGTAACTACCCAATCACCTAGTAAACTAGTCGGTGTTGAACCCACTTCTGTGAAAATAAACTCATGATGCGAGTACCAGTTCACTTCTTTTTCTAATATGTAACTCTTACCGTAAAAATTGTACACAACATCTTTATGAAAATCAGCGAACCCTTTACCCGTAATCTCAACCATGTCATCTGAACTAAACACCCTAAAACGGTAGCACTCATCTAAGTCACTATAGAACCTTACAACATGTAACATTATTTGACCTCCTCAATTAGCTTGTCCAAAATTTTATTAATCTCGTAAGTGTCTCTCATGGCTAACCCGAATACAGGTTTTCGTTGCAGCTCATAGTTACCTTCTTTTTTATTCCCGTTCTCATTCGTTGCTGTGATAGTAAACTTCCAATCTTCTTTAAAGTCTCCTACGTAGACAACTGACCAAGATATAGCTCCTTCATTACCAGACATGTCCCACGGTGACATCATGTTTACAATCTCGTCTTCCACAGTACGTTCACGGCACTCACAATCTCGAAACATTTCCATATGTTCTTTCGTCTCCAAGTTATCACAGTGCCCTAGCCACTTACCTTCTTTGGTATAAATATCCCAAGTCATTATAACTCCTCCTCTTATTTTACTTTAAGTAAAGTCTATCACAAAAGTAGAAGGGGCGTCAACCCCTTTCTATTAAAGTTTATAGAAGTTTACTAACCAGTAGCTGCGGTCTACTAAAACTTCATCTCCAGAATCACCAATAAAAATTAAGTAACCATCCTCTAACGCATCGTAATTAGGATATGCGTCATTCATTTCCTTTCGGAACTCCTCTTCTGACATATTAGCCCATTTTGTATGATGTCGTTCTACTGTATGATATGTATGTCCTTTTGTAAATTCACTATCATTATCGCCAATAAAAGACCATTTATGTTTCGACTCTAACATATGTTATTTTACCACCTTTTCTAAAAATTCATCCAGTTCATCTCGAACTCGAATCACATCTTCTACATCTAAGATAACATCGAAAGCATCATTCTCGTCGTTATCGCGAATAGTTAGAGCGACAGTACTATCCATTAAATTACTTTCATCAATCTCGTGGTCAATTCGTAGTGAATCCCCTAAACCTGACTTGCAAAAATATGTACCACCTGTATATTTTTTAAGTTCCATCTCTTCATTACACTCCATTTCCATAATCATTCTTGTTTGCCAAGGCTCGAAGCCCATTTGTTCATCTGTTAATAAGGTATCTTCTATTAATTCTACTTTCCAGCTATCTAAGTCCATCTAGCAACCCGCCTTTATTATCTGCGAATTTTAGAGTGGAGACATCAACTGCCGTGTAACCTCCTATGTCGTACACGTTCTGCACGATATATTCAACTTCATCATATGTATAAACTTCTCCGACATAGAAATACTTCTTGCCGCTGCCGCTATCAATTTGATGTCCTAGCTCGTCCTCGATAAACCAATTCGTGTATTCGAATTCTGTACCTTCGTCCTCTGTGTTGAAGTATATTGTTAAACTTTGTCGATTTCCTGCCAATGGTCTCCATCCTCTCTTAACTCTACTTTTGCGCGAGCTCTTGCTAATAACATTTGTAGATTTTTGATTGCTAGTTCTACTGTAGCCTCATCAGCCGAGATAGTTATTGTTTCTCCTGTTTCTTTGAACGTTGTGAAGTCTACTCTAACGTCCTTACCGTGTGCGATGTAACCCGACATACTCATCATTTCTTTAGTATTATCTACATCTCGGAGTATTCTAGTACCTACACTTTCAACGAACATACTATAGCTCCTCCTTAAGTTTCTTAGCTTTTTGGAGTGCTTCGATTAGTTCATCCACTTTTTCCTCATCTAGAACGATAGATACGACATCCCCATCCTTTTCGTCTTTACTGAATAACTCTACGAGTGCTTCACCATCGACAACCTCGAATAGTGCCACTTCCATCCTAACAGGCTCTGATGTATCTCTAAATGTCGCAACAGTCACCGATTGGTGAAGTTCATCGTATCCTTTTAATTTACTTAAGTCTGCCATACCATTCATATTAATCTCTCCCTTTCATTTGTTACTTTTAGTATAATACTAGTTTTACTTAAAGTCAAGCAGGTCGTAATAATTTCTTTCAATTTTTTCAACTCGCTCTTTATGCCAATATTTGTAGCAGTCTACGCACCTTTTACCTTCCCATTGGATAACCAGATTGTCGTTACCTTCTTTTTTACTGTAAACACCGAAGGAATCAGAAACCTTCGTGTGCATACAGAATAATTGTTTTAGTAAACCCATGTGTACCTCCTATGCGATTTGTCGGTATAAGTCTTTGCTCTTTTCTAACACTTCGAATAACTCTTCCATTTTCTCTTCTGTAATAACCTTAGAACCCTTACAGTTCTTGATATGCTTTTTCTTACCGTAGAATTCACAGTAACCTTTTACAGATTTGAATGTTTTTAAGTCTTCTGGCTTGTAATCTACCATATCGTTGTAAGTTATACCAATCTCTACGTCTGCTGTGATAGGGAAACGACGTCTCTCACCTTCCCAGTCAATCCACAACCAATCGATAGGTAAGTTCTCCATGACTCTCTTACCAATATGAGCCATTAATTCAATCTCATCTGGTGGACAGTCGATTACGATACTATCGTGTACTGTTAATACGATACGAGAGCGTAGGTTCAGTTTCTCAATCATGTTGTTGATGTAGATTAATGAGTTATTCGTTAAGAATGCACCAGAACCTTGAATACGAGTATTTGTAGCCTGACGAAGTGCAGCATTGCGTTTCTGTTTATCTTTTGAGTACACATCTCGTAAGTTACGAGTGAACCCTTGCATACAAGAAATATTACCTTGTTGTAATGCAAGTTCTTTGTTCTCATCGATATACTCTTTAAGTCGTGGTTTCCCTGCGAAGAAGTCATCGAATAGTTTTGTAGCTTGCTCTAATGTCATACCATGCTTACTGTAGTAAGACTGTGGTGTTTCACCGTATGCAAGACCGAACGAAGTAGACTTAGCTGCTGAACGCTCATCATCTGTTACTTCTTCTTGCGGTTTACGGAATACGAATGATGCAGTTTGCTTATGTACGTCCTCGCCGTTAAAGAATGCTCGAATCATATCGACATCGTATGCGTCTAATGCCATTACACGGGACTCTAGGGAGCTATAATCGAGCTGGATTAACGCTCCGCCTTCGAATCTAGTAACGAATGCGCGTTTAATAGGATGCTGATAATCGAATCGGAACACGTCCCCTGTCTTACGAGGTAAGTTCTGTAAGTTAGGAGCTGCTGATGATAGACGACTTGTTTCTGTACCCTCTGAGTTGAATGAACCATGCAGGATATCATGATGGTCTACCATTGTAAGGAACTTGTATGTAAAACTTTGTTTACGCGTTTTAACTAATGAGAACTCTAAGAATAAATCTGCTAGTTCTTTATGTTCTGGGTAATTCGCTGATATGTATTCGAACGCGTGTTTATCTGCCTTATAATGATACCATTCAATCTCATGTTCTTCTAGGTTATTCTCTACCGCAGAGTCTACTAGATACTCACGGTTAAACGGTAGGACAATGCCACCTAGCTTGTACATCGCTTTTTGCTTATCTTCCGATGAGTTAGGATTAAAGAATCTGTCTTCTTCGTTTTTAAGCTTATTACGAAGCTTAAGGATTTCTTTATCACGGTCTTTCGGAGCTTTTAACATCTCCTCTACAGCTAGAGCGTATAAAGCGTCCTTCTCTTCCTCTACTTGCTTAATCAAGTCAAATTCACGAATCAGACCTAGTAATCTGTTCTCTTCTTCCGTATATACTTTAGCTAGATGCTTAACGTACGGAATATCTAGTTTGATTCCTGTTGCTTCAATTTTAGCAAGCACATTAACAAGCTCAGGATAATGCCCCGTATAAAGGGCTTCAATCTTCGCTAGACCTTTGTTTGTACATCGAGCAGCTAACGAATTATAAATACGTAAACACACGTCTACGTCGCCACTAGCGTACGGAGAAAGCATTTCGAATAATGGAATCCATTCGTAATTGAAGTCTTCCCCGTCAATCTCATTTCTAGGAGCTTTAGCTGTACCGAAGTCAGGCATCTTAGGTTTCACATACTTCGTAGTTGCAATGAGCGTTGTAAGGTCTTGTCGGCGCATGTAACGCTCTTTCGTTGAGGATTGATTAACCCTTTCATCGCTTTTTATCTGCTTGTTAAGCTCTCGAAGCTCTGCTTTATATTCTTTTATCTTCGCATTAGCCTCCGCACGGTCTCTATCACATTGAGCTTTCCACTCTTCTTTTAACTTCTTGATACGGATATCATCTTGTTTCTTAGCATCTTCAAGGTACTTCTTCTTGAAGTCCTCTAGAGCTCTATCATACCCACCCATATCGGTAAATTCATATGTTAAATCCGATAATTTTAATGAACCTTTTACGTCTTGGTTAACTAGTAAATAGTACATCGTTTTCGTATCTCGTACATTGTTGAATACGGTGATGTTTCTAGTAAGACGTAGGAATCTCATATCGAACTTACCGTTATGCGCGACCTTTATAATGTTTGGGTCGCCAACAAACTCTTCAATCATTTTATAAATCTCCGCCAAGTACCCCATATGCCATGTGAAGTCTTTATGTTCTAATGGTATGGTTACGCCTTGACCTTCTCTCCAAGATAAGGAGATTACAAGAGGCTTTGCTCCTATCCGTTCTGGATGTAATGTATTAGTCTCTAAATCCCATGCGATTACAGGAGCGTTTTTAACTTCTTTTTGGAATATCTCCCTAACTCGTTCAATTGTTGTAGCATCCTCATAGGTTACCTCTTTTGGTAGGAATGCTACTTCGCCTTCTGTTATGTATTTCTTTAAAATCCCTAAGTCTGCTTCTACTAAGTTTTGAATCTTCGGACTTACTAGCATATACTCCATCGAGTACATCGGAAGAATCCAACACTCATGCGTCTCTTCTGTAAGAGTAGAAGTGATAATCTCTTTTCTAGGTACACCACGTACAGTAGAGATAGAAGCCTTGTTGATAAGGGCTTTACATCCTAAGTTACCTGAGGGAACTACGATGTCTGGTTTGTCCCGAATAATTCTGGCTCGGAACTCGTCGAACTCTGGGTTCAGCTCTTTTGTCTTAGGCTGTGCATATTGCGTCGCTCTGTTGTTTCTTCCTCGTTTTGTTACTCTAGGTACTTTATGGAATGCGTAGTCAATGTAAAATTCGTCCCTCTTTAAGCCAAGCCCTGTTGTTATTAAGGACTTTAGCATACCACCTGCATCGGTAGATAGAAAGACGTTTTTTAACGTTTTATCCTTCTGTATCTTCATGTGGTCTTCTCTGATGAATTCTTGCGCGAACAATATTTTCAACATATCTCCTCCTTCTCCTCAATTATATCATATTTTACTAGAAACTACAACAAAAAGAGAGGGTATCCCCTCTCCTACTTTTCGAAACTAGCAGCTACCTGCGATGGTGTTACTTTCTCTTTATTTACATAAAAATATGATACATCCTGCATATTAATCGTGACGTCTCTAAACACAGCCCAGTGACTAGCACAGTTATTACTTGAAAATTGTTGGAATTCATCTTGAATATTGTCTACTCGGAAGTTTCGCCCATCCTTAAATACAAATACAATGCTCATAGTATTCATATTATTTCGCCTCCTCTTTCTTTCGTACATACCACTTAGCTTCTGATAAAATCTCTTTAATTGTTGGAGATGCTAGCTCATCACCTAACACTTCAAGGATAGATGCAAACGTGTATAAACTATCCTCATATATACTAGTCATAGATAACTTAGGATGAGAAATCATAAGTTGCCCTTCCGATTTTAAAACCCCTTCCCAGTTCGTACGTACATATAAGTTACCACCTTTGATTCTAAATCCGTCAGCTTCTGCAAAAATAGCGTACTCGTTCTCTAGGAATTGAGGGAATACGAGACTCGAACCATTTTCACCTGTATATGCGCGAATATCTAACGATGGAATCCATAGTCTAGTTAATTCGTCATCCAAAATCGTAAACACCGCGTTCGGGTAGTTAATATCATACACCCATGTACCATTTGCCATCTCTTTAATTGTTTCTACACCTTGTAATACTTTTCCTTTAAATTCACTCATTTTAGTTTACCTCCACAAACCATTTTGTTTCTAGCAGCGTTTTCTTACATGCGGCGGATGTATAATTCTCTCCCAGTGCTTTTAATAGGTCATCAAAGTAGAATAAACCGTTTTGTAAAAAACTATAGTGCTTTTTAATAACATCTATCTTTTCACCTTCCCCATACACCAAACCCGAAGTAGACAACATCTCTGTTAGCGGCACTTCTTTTAGTCTAATAGTTCTGCCATCGTACTCCACGAATCTGTCAGAAATCTTAACACGGTCATCTGATACTTCAAATTCTCCCGATAGGAAGTAGTTTAAGTTTACATTAGACTTTTCTATATGCCACTTATTCTGTCGATAAAACGCCTTATATAGAGTGCCATTCAAAATCCTATAATTATACGTGATGTCACCATCAGCATCCTCTTTCACCAACCAGTGGTTGTTCAATTCTTCCAGTACGTGTACTCCGCTATATGTTTTAATCATTTTATTGTGCCTCCATTTCTACGTGGAAACCTTCCATGTCTAAGAAGTCTCCCAATATTTCTAGGTCTTCACTTGCTACTACCATTTCCCAAGCTTCACCTTCATACCCATATTCCATCTCTAATGTATGTACTGCGTCTCTAAATCTCGTGAACTCATACTCACCGAAATTAATTACTATAACCATAGATAATTTCCTCCAGTGCAATTGTAGCATCTAATGTTCTTTCTTTTAACGGCTGCGTAGCGTAACTAATAACCCCATCCTCTGTGTATAACTCTGTATCGATTACATCCTCCAAACTACTTCCTGATAAATCGTATGTATTATATACTACACATAATAAGAACTGCTCTGTTGTAGTATCGTCGTCGTCGTTATCTAATGATGTAAGCATATACGTGTCCCATTCTAATACGCCATCGACATTGTACAATCGATGCTCTACTGCATCCTTCGCGCTTTGAGCATAAATCTCCGTCTCGTTAAACGTAACTTCCACTTCTAACAATTCTCTTTTAATAGCCATATTATTTATCCAACCCCCATGTAAATTTTACAGACTTATAGTACTGACCTAACGATACTTTCTCTCCGTCAAGAGCTTTACCTGACAATGCTGCTAATAAATCGTGCTCATCTTCAATGTTATCGTCACCATACACAGTTATGTGTACTTCACCTTTTTGAGGTAACACAACATCCTCTTCTTTCGGATTTACACGAGTAAATGTTAATTTGTAAAACTCATGTTGCGCTAGTTTTTGAGCTATGTAAATGATATCTCCTTTATGAATGCCTAAATCTCTAGTACTTCTACCTTCCTCATCACCTTCTGTAGTAACTTTCCATATACCTTTACTCTCGAAGTTCATACCTTTTTCTTTTAATCGTTGAACCTCTGCTGCTTGTTTCATTTGTAATAACTGCTGCTCTTGAAACTTAATCTCTGCTTGCATCTCTTCATATGTCATATTAATTCTCCTCCTTAGCTTTCAATATAAATGTCTCTTAATTCCTGTCTATTAAACATAACTTTAGCACCTTCTGGAGTTCTCTCCCATAGTGATGCAGGTGTGAAGTCCCCAGCGTCTACACCAGCTATCATAAATGCAAGTGCAGAACTCGCATCATCAAAATCATGCTTGCAAAGTGCGCCGTACGTAAATGTGTACAATGTAAACATTTAATCATCTCCTAAGCTACAATGTAGTCAAATCCGTCTCTACCAATCACAACGTTCTCGTAATGCTCTTTTAGGATTTCTACTGATTTATCATAGTTTCTATCTAGTTTTTCTTTGTTTTTATAGATGTTTAGGTTTTTACCGATGTACATCCCAATCACTTTTCTGATACCTTTATAATCGATATCTCCAGAGCATCCGATAATCATGAATCCTTCTTGCTCTTCTTCCTTCCAAACCTTTTCAAGTGTTACATAATCATATAGTCTACTTCCTGCATTTCTCATTAGTTATCCCTCCATCCTAATGAATAAGCTCCGTCATTATATTTAGACCAGCAGCCTCTTTTAATAGATTCTAATTTCTTTATTAAATCCGCTTTACTAAGGTCTTCATTTTCCAGAAACTCTTCTATACCCCTAGCAATGTCCTCATATCCTTCTACCATATCTCTAGCGTAAGAGCTCATCTTTACTCACCTCAGCGTCAGATAAATCAATCTTAATGCTTACTTTCACTTCAATTTTTCTTTTGAAGATAACTCTAGCAGCCACCATCATGACTAATTCCCAACCCTCTGCACCTAACTTATTTAGCTCTGACTCATCTTGAAATAGTTTAATAGATGATGGTATTGATTTGTACTCATAGATTTCCATTTTTCTCTCCCCTTTCTTTAACTTGTCTTAATCTTATCATCCGTTTTACTTTAAGTCAACTATTAAAATAAAAAAAGAGAAGAATTATTTCTCCTCTCTAATAAAGATAGGTACAGGTGGGTCAAAATCCCAGTGAGACCGCGTTCCACATACTACACAAGTGTATTTAACTAATCTATCATCCTCAATATATGTAAAGTGGCTCATCGATTCTATTAAACCTATTCCACATTTCGGACAAAACACTTCACAAGTCTGTCGCTTCTTCACCTTAGTCTTAGGCTTTAACTTATCCTTTATCTTCGCTAGTAGCTTCTTGAACATCCTTCTCTTCCTCCTTCACAGGTATACGTATTTGTTCTAATCGAATAAGCGGCTGGAATTTAGGTGTGTAGACAGCCTTTCTTGTCACATATCGGTCATTAAAGTTATCCCAACATTCTTTCTCAGGAAGCTCATGTAAAGATAGTTTATATAACTTCCCATGCTTTACAGTCTCTCCGCGATACATCGCCTCTTCAATAACATCCTCTTGCAGCTTAAGTATCTTCTCTATCTCCTTCTGTGTATATCCACCGTTAATAGCAATCCTTCTCGCCATCTCCGTACGATTAACTAACACTTCACTTAGCATATCACTCATCCTCCATAAGAGATACATGATGCGTATACTTGAACTTCCTGTTATTCGTGTCTACAAGCTCTTTCACGGTTTCTTTATCCTTTTCGGTATCACATACTAACCAGATGTTCATTTTCCATGTAGACAGAGGCTCTTGAAGGTGACAGAAGCACTCATATTTATACTGTGGCTTCATGTAGTATTTTCCCTTCCGTTTCGTGTAGTACTTCTTACGTTCCTTTGTCATTTCTTCTGGTTCTAATGGAGGGAAAGATACTCGAACTTTATCGACATGATATCGTAGCGGGTATAAGGCAAATAAATAGTCATACACGTTGATATCAGGTAATACGATAGGTACGTCTACTACGACACTAGTAGCCATTGATGCTAGATGAACATTCTCTACTACATCACGAGGATATTCTTTCTGAGGTGCATAGATAATCTCTGATGTAGGGACTTTAGCGAGAGCATTAATTACAGGTATCGGAGCTTTCCCTTCACTGTAGTACTGGACGTATCCTCCATGCTTAAATATCTTATTATTCAATGTGTCATTGCCGTACTTCTGTTTGAAAATCATATATCTCTTATCGTCTCTAATAGGAAAGAGTTCTGATTGTTCAGATAATTTATCCATCGCCTGTTCAACTTCCCCCTCATTAAGACGGGTTACTTTAATAGCTGCATTCTCATCTTTCACAAGTGTGAAGTTTGCATTAATGCTTCTATCACTATTATAAATATTACATAATCGTTTTCGTGCCATTTTTTTAACCATTATATACCTCTTTTCTTTATTTATCTCTACTTTAATTATATCATATAGAAAAAAGTAGAGACGAAAAGAGCCTCTACTTAGTGTTCTTTTAAGCCAAGCCACTTAATTTTAGTGATGATAATTTTCTTGGCTTTACTGTATTGAATTCTATGTACAATCTGTTCTAGCATTGTTAAGTTTTTCGCATCTAACGTTACGTTGAATTCCTTAAAATCTTCATCGTAGTAAGTAACAGCATAACTATACATTACATCATACCTCCGACACGTTGTTCAATTAAAACTCCTGTAAACTCCTTCTTAGCCAGTTTAACTAACTTTTCTAGGTTACCGATTGAACATTTACCAACTTCAAGGCTACATACCTCTACGGTCGTTAAATCGAAGGAGATTTCTGCTTCTGCGTTATACTCTGTACAAATCAATGTAAAGATATCAGCATTCACATGTGTTTCATACTTTAGCTTCGCCATTTTTTCTCTCCTTTAACACATTAAGTACTAGCGCTGGTGCTTGAATTGGATGGTCAGCAAGTTCCGTAGACCAAGGGTTCTTATACCCACCTTCATCAATGAACTTTCTAATCTCTAAAAGCTCTAGTAGTTTACGTCGAGAACAAGCATCAATCATAGCTGCTGTCATTCCTATGTATCTATACCAAGTATAGTTATCCATCTCTTGTCTTTGGTCGAGAACGAAGTTAAGAACTTTACGCTGCTCAATTGTATTTAGCTCTTCGAACTTATCGCATACATAATGAAATGTATAAGAGACTCCATATTGAAAGTCAGTACGTAGAGAAGATGGGCAATCTAAGGCGTTTGGGGTCGCCATATCAAAACCTTCTTCCGACTCGTGACAACATTGGTCGAACATGTTCCATAAACAATGCGTATTATTACATTCCATTACATCGTCTCCTTTACTAATTGTCTTACTAGCTCAATTGCGTGAGAGTATGCTGATAACTGTCCTCGGATGAACCCATCGTATTCTTCATTACTTTCTAAGCCCCTCTTCACACTTTTTAACTCCGCTAGTACCTCGATAGGTTCTAGAGTAACCTTTTCCGTATATGAGAAGAAATAACCAGCAGGTCTGCACAAATACTCGAACCTATTAATCTTCTCAAACGACAGTTGGTTATACGCTTCTGCTGGTAACTGTATTCTGATTTCGCTCATATTATCGATAATCCCTATATCGCCTGTACCGAAAACCTTTTTTGCTGCTTCTGTGATGTTATGTAGTGTAAATTTTACCATAGGCTCTAATTCGAATTCTGTCCAAGGTGCACGTTCTTCTAAAGGTATCCGAACTCCGTAAATTTCAGAACTCACTCACTCCACGCCTCCCTTGCTTTCTTCATTCGTTTATTCTCTTCTACTAGCTGCCATCCCCCATCCACGATAAACCATTCATCGGCGAGCTGCTTCCACAGCTCTGCTAACTTCCAGTTATCTTCAAAGATTAGCTCTCCGTCCTCAAAGTTGTGTTCAATGAGGCGGAGTAAATCTTCTTTACGTAGAGCCTTCACTACTCAGCTAATGCCGCAGCTAATTCATCTAGCTCCGCTGGGTTGAATTTAATTGAACGAGCAAGCTCTTTACCTTTTAACTCTTCTGGGTCTTCTACCTCGATTAATAGAGTTGTAGGCACTGATGCTAGTTCATAGAATGCAGCTACATCTGGACGGTCTCCTACGTTTACTACTGTGTGCGGTACATCTAGTTCATCCTTTAAATAATTACCTACAGCGATACACGGAGCGCATCCTGTTTGTTCTACTTTAATTAACTTTTTCATATGTATTATCCTCCGATTTTAAACTTTTCTTGGTCTAAAGTTACATCAAATTTGCTAACTTTGTTCTTGACTGCTAATGCGTATGTAAGCTTGTCCCCATCACGTCTACATTCTAGCTCATAGTTACCTTTACCGTGAATGATATCTAAGGCTTGTTTCAAGTTCATAGAAACTCGTTTAGAACGACGTTTACTAGCTAATTCTTGCAGCATGACCAACATGCGATTATGTACTTCTTCGATAACAGCGTCATCCCAATTCATATCAGCATAGTCTTTAGATAAAATATCATAAACTTCTGATAACATCCCATTAATATGTAACGCTTCATCTCCTGATAATTCTACCAAACTATTTTCCTCCATTTCTGTTATTAGGTCAATACCATCCATGTGTCTAAGTATGTCCTCGTCTAGCCTTTTAGCCATTTCTTCCGCCACAGCATCTCTAACAAGTGATAGCCCGTCCACTTATCTATCTCCCTTCTAAAACATCTCTTACTAGTAGTTCAAATGAGTCGATTTGCTCTTGTTTAGGGTATCCTTCGAATTTAAACATATGAACTGTATTTTGATAAGATAACTTTTCATACATATAGTCGAGTACCCCGCAGAACAACGCGTATTCACTTCTACCACTACCAAATAGTATAATAGTTTTTCCTTTAAGTGTCAAGATAGTTTCTTCAAAATCTTTTAAATATTTAGGAAACTCTGGTTCTGTCTGATAAGTGGGATAGTATGTAGGTAACCCTAATAGAATCACTTCACTATTATCGAACGACTTCTTCACTTCTTCTGGAGTTAAGTCTTTTGTCCATCTATGTATGTACGTAACATCCGTCTCATCTAGGTTATTGAGAATACCAACGGTATTCCCCTTCCTAGAATATACAAACAACGCTGCACTCTTATAAGTCGAAGTCATCGTTACCATCCGTATGTTGGTAGTTGATTACGTTCGTTTGTAAGAAGTCCGCTTTAACTCCAATAGCGTTGTTTCCTGATGATTTACTTCCGTATGTAACAATCCATTTCGCTTTTAGTTCATGGTTATCTGGGTACGGCTCTTGGAAACCTGCGTTGCGGCAGATTAAGTTTGCTAGATACTCGACGTACTCGTGATACTCTGGTACTGATAATGTATCGATATCCTCATACAACCAAGCTGTCCACTCTTTTTCTAGTTGTACCGCCTCACGAATGTACCCCATTACCCAATCCATATTCTCTTTGGTATTTAAGAATGGATTCTCTGTAACTAGTACTTTGATAATCATACCAAAGATTTCAGAGTGTTGATTCTCATCCGCTTTAATAAGATTAATCATACTATTCGACTCAATCATTTTGTTGTCACGTGCTAGAGAATGGAAGTATACGAATCCTCCAGAGAAATATAACCCTTCTAAAATCTGATAAGCTACTAAGCCTTTAAAGATGGTTTGAATTTCCTCTTGTGTCATCTCTAAATCAGACACACCTAACTCGATTTTACGTTTCAGATATTTCACTAGTACGTCTGTCATATTCTCCAAGTCTACTAGGATATGCTTGTTACGTTTTGCTAATAGCGACAGCTCTCGCACCTTAGCAAAGTGTTTTTGTTTTTCCTCAAATCCGATTACAGATGATGTCATATGCTCGTACGATACGTTATGTGTCGTCTCGAATGAGGCTATTAACGTTAAAACAGAGCGTAGAGCGGGGTCAGAGGTTGTCATGAACAATAGGGTTACAACATCACTAGCCATAGAATCAAGCCAGTTCAGCGCCCCAGAAACACGCTCATACGTAATGCGTTCTTCACGGGACATCTCTAATGCGTATTGCTCGATGTCTTTACCCATTCTAACTTCCTCTGGAATCCAATACTCGGCGAATAAAGCTTTCTGGAAATCGAGCCAGATATCTACTAATTGGTCATCCCAGTTGCGGATACCACTAGCTCGTCCTCCGAATAAACGTGTTGCTCTATTAGGATGCATTTCATTGTATAAACGAAATGGCTTTTCTTGTGTTGTTTTATTGAACATATATAGCTTGTCTCCTTTTTAATTGTTTTCTTGGTAACTACGCTTATCCTCCGCGTCTGTTACGTGAACAAAGCTTACAGACTCTGAATAGTAGCCATTAGATGTACCTAACCAGCGCAATGTTACTGTACCTTTAATTGTAGCAATTTTATAGAATGTCCATGTATGCGAACTATCGTCGTACCAGTCATCCTTTTCCGCTTTGGCGTCTAAACTGTCATGGTTCGTTGATTCTTCTGCCATTAAAATCGGGCTATGTAGTAAGTCTTCTAGGTCGCCATTGATATCTTCGATATAAACCGACTCGCAGCAATCCTGCTGATGGTACATCACGTAGATTTCCCCTTCGGTATCATAAAATACCAATTCATCTGCGCGGCTATCATCAATCCTTGTTAATGTCTTCCCTACCAATCCTTCGAACTCGAATGATTCATTGTTCCAATAATACATATTACTCCTCCTCTAAGCAATCTACTATGATTACTCTCATTTTTTTATAACCTTTACTAGCATCCTTGTTTGTCCACATTTTATCTTGCCCTTGATATCTACGGACTACTGTTCCGTTAGACCACACATTATGTACACTTCTCACTACAGCTCCATCAAAATCAATAACAGCTTTAGCAATCTCTTTATCTAATACAGGTAGCTCTTTAGATGACATCATCAATACCCTCCAGTTCGAAATTATATAAAATGTTCTTAAGATTTGTTGCACTCTTCTCATCTACGTATTTATCATTTACAAATACCTTGACTTTAGGAGCTGTTGATGCATAAGAACCATTTAAATCCCACACAAACTTGATAACATCATTTACTTTTATATGCTTGAAAGCTGCTGCACCTGTTCGTTTTGTGATTCTTCTTACAACGAATTCTCCCCATAAAGTAATCGCATCACTCATTAGAGTCACCATACAGGAATGCGTTAATCGCATGCGCCTCTTCTGTATCATAGCAATGCACATTACCCATCAAACTATGAGCGTCACCCAATAAATCCTCCGCCTCACTTAAGCGTTCTTTCGTGTGTTCCAACTCATGAATTAAAGCTAACGTAAGCTTGTCCCCCATTAAGTTTTGCCACTCTTCACCATAACGTAAAGCTTTAAACACACCGTTATCAAAGTCTACTACAATAGTATACTTGCCTTGTTCTAAACTAATCTCTCTCATTTTAGTCCTCCTTAGGATATTTAATATAACCAGCGTCACTGTCAACCATTTCGTTGAAGATAGAATCAATCCACTCTTGGAACACGGTTAACCCCGTCTCGCTATCTTCATAACCATTGTTAACTAAATCTACAAACCCTTGTGCAAACTTACGTTTAAATTTCACCTTAAGCTCTTCGTCATAGTTATTAGGATTATTATCGAAAGCTACTTGAAGTAAATCGATAGGTAACGTAATAACTACATTCTTTCCACTAACTTTAGCGTACTCCATCTCTTCTCCTCCTTATAAATAAAAATAGCGTAAGATATTACTATAAGTACTCACTCTTACAAGTAATATTTTACACTATTCTGTCTTTTTTGTCAATTACTTTTTACTAGATTTATCATCCGCCCAGCTAAGATTTTCCCACACACCGAACTGATAGATTTGAATATAAGAGGTTGTCTCCAACCATCTCCACTCCTTACCGATAAGCTTAGGCAACCAGAGGAACTGTGTTACTTTTCGTTCCCCTGTCCCAATGTTATCAGAATGGTTCTTTAGCTTAAATCTCATGTTAACCTGCACACATAATGCAATCTGCTGGTTTCTCTCTATCCTCTGTATGAGTATAGTAGATTGTTTTTAAACCTTTCTCCCATGCAGCTAAGTCTAATCGAAGCATTTCAGAGCCTTTGATTTTACTAGACACGTGCATGTTATGAGAGATTCCTTGGTCAGTATATAATTGAGCAGCCGCTACGTGATTAATAGACCACATCTCGTCCATCTCAAACCCTGACTTGTAGAACCATTTTGTTTTATTGTTGTAGTTAGGTGGAGCAATAAGAACTTGCACTCCAGCTTTCGCTTCGTTGTACACTACATTATAGAGTGGGTCAATCGAAGGAGAGCCATTTACAACAATACTGTTTGTTGCTGTAGGAGCTGTCGCAGAGTGATACCCGAAACGGATACCCTTAGAAGCCATCTCACGGTATTCATCCCATTCAGAGCCCGTAAACCCTCGTTTATCGAAGAACGCTCCTGTCTGCCAATCAGAGCCCTCAAACAGTGGATATGAACCTTTCTCTACTGCTAACTCGTGAGAAGCAATCAATTTCGCTTTTAGATAGCGCTTATAGAACTCCCCTACGAACTCTGTTGCTTCGTTAGACTCCCAACTAATACCTAAGTCTGTAAGCAATGTAGCCATACCTAGTACGCCCGCACCAACAGCACGATATTTGTTATTTGTCTTAACTGCTTGACCAACTACTAAACGCCCCATTGTGATAACATTATCGAGCATACGCATTTGAATGTTAACTACTCGCTGGAATTCTTCGTCAGATAAGTAGTGTGTACGATGAGCTGCTGTAGAGCTTAAGTTACATGTTACAAGGTCACCGTGTTTTACTTTGTATACTACGAATCCTTCTTCATCTTCACCATCATTGATAACATCATCGTAAGACATGTTCATGATGATTTCCGTACATAAGTTAGAACCGTAAGGCATACCTTCATGTTCGTTCGGATTCAAACGAGCGCTTGTATCTGAGAAGTATAAGTACGGTGTTCCACCAGTTCTACGAGCTATGAAGATTTTCTTGTAGATATCTTTTACACTCAATACTGTTTTAATCTCTAAATCTAATTTCTCAGCTTCACGATACCAGTATGTAAATGCATGGTCGATAGGGTTTGGTGTTTCACCTTTCTTAAGAATCTTCTTGTCGTATTGCTTATTCAAGTCGATACCAAGCTTTTGTTTAACTTCATAAGGGTCAAACACTGTGAATACTCCGCCATCACGTAAACGTCTCATAAATTCATCAGGCAATGTAACTCCTGTTGTAATAGAGTGAGCGCGTTTCTCTTGCGTACCTGTCTTCAATCGTAACTCTAGGAAGTCCATGATATCTGCATGCCACACAGGAAGGTATAATGCTACTCCAGCTTTACGCGTTCCTGTCTGGTCTACATACTCTGCTAGTACTGATAATAGACGAGCAGGGTGTAAAATACCATTGTTTGTAACTTTCACTCCACGGATACGAGAACCACGAGCACGTAAGAATCCTCCGAAGATACCGATACCCGAACCTTCACGAGAGAACTTAGCAATCTGTTTAATAACATCGAAGATACTTTCTAATGTATCGTCCATTGTTAAAATGTGACAAGATGATAATGAGCCATGTGGCGCACCAGCATTTTTAAGTGTCGGTGTTGCTAACCCAACATAGTGTTCTGATAGTACGTAGTAAGCTTCGCGTACGAAGTCCATACGTTTTTCTTTATCTTCTTTATGCATTAAGTATAGCGCTACTGTTAGGAAACGCTCTTGAGGAAGTTCTACTAACTTACCTTTATCATTATGTATTAAGAATGTTTTCTTAAGTGTTTGAAGTCCACTGTGACTGAACATCTTATCTTTTTCCATCTTGATAAGCTTGCCAGCTTCTTCTAGTTCTTCACGAGTATATGCGTCTAATAGAACTTGAGAGTATTTGCCTCGCTCTACCATCGCTACTACGTGTGAAGCGTAGTCTCCATAACCATCCTTATAGTTGAAGCCTCGTAGTTTACTAGCTTCCTTGTACATGGAACGTAAAAATACTGCTGCTGTAAAGTTAAGTAATTCTAGATTGTCTGTTGTAACTCGTGCTTGTGCTTCACGAATTAGATATGTAAATAATGATGATGCGTCTACTTGTTTTTTAGCAGATACAAACGAAAGTACTGTATCCGTAATTTCTTGCAGCTCTTCTGAATTCAATTTCTCTTTGTCTTTTGTCTCATCGATAATACTATCAACGAAGTCCACAAAACGTGTTGCATCAAATTCTTTCTCTTGGACATAAGACTCTCTATTTTTGGTAATAACCGTCATTCAATAAATCCCCTCTTTCTTTTTTCATGATACATAATATAATACTTCGACTAGTTATTTCGAATATCCCACTCTAGGTTGCGATATAAGTCAAACAACCAATATTTGTCTACCGATGTGAATCCTTCAATTGTTGTTAGAAGAGTATCGAACGATTGCTCCTCATCACGGAAGTCTTTATAGGAAACTGTCTGTCTAGACACTGGGAAACTCTTATCTAACACTTCGTAAAACTCATCTGTGTAGGGGATAAGTACATAGATTATATCTCTATTTTTAGAGAACATCAGACAAGGTGACATGCCTAGCGATTTCATACGTCTAGCATCGTCTACTACCTGATTAAACCATTCCTTAATCTTACCTGTACCTTTGAACAAGTTAGCTAATTCCCAACCTTCTTGTTTCTTCGATTCATATACGAAACAGTTCTGACTATTTACAGGGAATGTGATGTCTCCTACCATTCGTGTGTCTGTTCCGAATCGTGTACCTCCTGCACCTGACTGAGGTACTCTATGTACGTTCTCGCCACTCCATTCACCAAGAATCTTAGCGATTTTTAATTCTGCTGATGCGCCTTTCTGTTTAGCGCCACGACCTTGACTAGCCAATCAACGAACTCCTTTCCCGTATACTATAATATTTTTATTGCTGATATGCATATGTTTTCTATAATCTATTTCTTGAATCGATATCCATCCGTCCCATATAGGGCTAATCTCGCATACAGGATATCGTTCACCCTTAACCAATCCTAATTCATCACCAATAACTAACACTTCTAGTATTAATTTGTTATACCTATGCATGGTGAACCTCCTTAAAGGAGAGGAGATTAGTTCTCCTCAGGTTTTTGTTCTTCTGCTTTAGCATCTACTAACTTTAACATCTCTGCTACTTGCTGCGCGTGTTCTGCTGCTGCTTCGTCAATCATTTCTTCTGTAGCACCTAGTTTCTTAAGTACTTTACCTTGGATTTGAACTGTTTTCATAACTTCTGTAAGTTTGTTTTCTAGCTCGTCCAAGATTTGAGTTAAAGAGAATCGAGCGATTAGTGTAGCATCCTCAATAGATGCTGGTTCTTGTGAAAGGCGTCGGATAACTGCTGCATGCTCTTCCGATGTTACGACACCTGAGTGTAAGTATTCAATATATGTTTTCATGTCCTCTAGAGATAATGAACCTTGCATAATCGCGATTTCTTCTTGCAGCGTATCTACCGCTTTTGTTAATTGTGAATTTGTTAATGTTTTACCCATGTGTGTATTAGTCTCCTTTTATTTAAATAGTTCATCTCCGCGCTCATCGAAGGCGTCGTAGATGTTGAGTTTTATATCTTCTGATAGTTTATCTACTATCAATCTAAGTCTAGCTTCGTTAATAGCTTGTGATGTATCAATATGTATAATGATGTCGTTTGTTACGTCAAAGATAGCTTCTGCTACATCGTACAGGTCTACCACTTCACCTTTCGCGCCCTCACGAAGATGCATGAGAGTTTTACCATCATTAGCTAATTTCGCTGCGATAATCGCCTCTATGTAATCAGTAACTTTAGTCTGCATGTGTATCCTCCTCTATGGCATAGTTGTTAAAATCCACATAACTAAATCTACAACCCAACCTACTACTAGCCCTACTAGCAAGAACCCTAAAATTAAAATCCCGCAAACAACTCCCATACCCAACAATAGTATTGGGATTACAGAGAAAGAAATCCATATACCTTTCTTTGCGGACTCTTTCATAATCCACTCCTTGCGGTCTCTATCATAGTTTTCTTTCCAATAGTTGTAGTAGATAACTAGAGATAATAGCACGTAACCAATTACGCATAGTGTAATCATAGGCGACCTGTACCACCATATGAGCTGTCTCCGCGTTTAGTCTCATCTAGCTCGTCCACTTCGTTGTAAATCGCGTGGATTCTTGGTTGATAATGAATTTGAGCGATACGCTCTCCTTTTTCGATGTAGATAGTCCCACGAGGTACTAAGTCTACAAATAGGCGTTGCTGCGATGTTGGTTGTGGAGCTTTTTGGTCTAGCAATGCATCCTTCTCGCGCATTGTTAATTGTTTTCCAGCGTCAAGTTTCTTACGAATTTCTGTAAGTCGAGAGATAGCAAACTCCCCAGCAGCTTTACGTTTCTTCCAAGATTCTAGCTCTTTATTGAAGTCTTCCATAGTGCTAGGTTTGTCATAACCTAATGTCTCGGAATCTTTTTCATAGAATTCACGAGCGTTCTCAAGAACCTCTGATGGAACTTCTGATAATGGGATTCGTTTACCTTTAGAGTCCATAACAAAGTCTACTAACGTAGAATCAATAAAGACGTTGCGTAATAGAATACCTAAGTATCCTCGATATGTACCTTCAATAATACCTGTGCAATTCGATAACATAATCGGTGTATGATATGCAGAACCGCTTCGGGTATTTGCTTTCATTCCGTATCTATCTGAGAAAGCTGTTTTCAATCCCGTAGGAACTAGAACAGAACCAAATGTACTAGGTGGAACTAAGCGTCCTTCTGCTGCACGGATATCATCACAGAAGTCATTACCATGAGCGTTCTCAGGTAAGTAACCGTCACCAATAACGATATCTACTTTTACGCTATCTGGATAACGTTTTAATTCACCTTCGTCTGATTTCTCTCCGATTAACTCAGATAACTCCTTTGGCATGATATTACCAACCGTAAGTGTAAGTGGTTCTTTTGATACTTTCAATTCATCAGTCATTATGTATTTCCTCCTCTTATTTATTTACATCTATAAGTATATCACTTATTTGATAGATTGTCAACGAGTTTTATAGAAATTGTTCGTATATTTTGTCAATTATTTCGTCTAGTTCTTCGCCTGTTACTACATCAGCAGTATTATCCGCTATCTCTCGTAACCTCTCAGCCATTGCTAACCATAATCGTCTGTCCATACTAACCTCCTAGTAAGTTTCTATAATTTTATCGAAATGACCACCTTTATACAGCCACTCAACTAAATCGTCTATACGCACCGTACCTTCCGTAGCGCCTACGTATCTATCTTCATCGTCGTACACTCTAATCTCTATTATTAAATCCCCATCTCTATACTCTGCGAATACCACATCATTTTGTGGATATTCTTCGCACGATAAAGCCATACTTCTTTTAAATAAGTACCCCTCTTTCATACTAACCTCCTAAAGTAAATGTAGTGTTCGCCATATCGTCTCACCCTCTGTATCAGCAGGTATGGCATTGTTAATACGATTCCAAGCTTCTGTATAACCTAGTTCATTCGGGTCTCTATCATCTTCGTTGTACACATAGTAGACCGCTCTGTTAGAATCCACTTCATGGATTTTAGTTGCTACTTTAATAGCTTCTTCCCATCCGTCTCTATCTAGGTAAATGTAAATCGGCGGCTGCTTTGTTTTCGTATCTTTTAATATCTTCTCAATCTGAGATTTAGATACTTGTTTCCCGTACGTTACGACCGCTTCGTTACCTATCGTAATCATATTAAAGAAACCTTCCACAATCACAATCTTATCTTTGTGCCTAGCTCTATTCAAGTTCATAACCACTGTTGCCTTAGAATACTCTGTAGGCTTCGCTGGGGCGTTCAAACTCTTAAGGAATGGTTTAGGTTCTATAGAGCGTGTATTCCAGTATATCGCCTTACCATTGTTGTCAAACGCAAAGAATACTAAATGATTGATTAATCGAAGTTCTTTCCCATTTGTTAATGTCGAAACCCCATCCGTCACGTAACAGATGTTGTGATGTTTAATTTGCTCTAATGTAACTCCACGTCCATGTAAGTATGTAAGGAATGGGAAAGCCTCTGGATTATTGAAGTTCTCTAATAATGACTTGCAATTCGTAGGTGGTCGAGGGCAAGTTAACTTTACACGCTGGTCTTGCTCCTCATGAATAACGTCTCCTTGATTCGCTATAAACAGAAGTACTTGCTCTTCTTCGGTTAAGTGTGCTCCGTACTTAGAGTGAGACATGTTTTCTCCGTTATAATCTCCTACATGATAATCATAAACTTCTAAGATATCTTTTGCTTCTTTGTAGTCTACTCCATATAGTTTCATAACAAATGCAATCGGATATCCAGACTCTCCACATCTTTTACATTGCCATCCACCTTTAGGACTCTCATCTACATAGAATTTATATTTCTCATTACCGCAGAACGGACAATTGAATCGTATCTCGCCACCAGAAGCGGGCTTACTATCTCCTAATTCTTGTTCAAGTAAATCAATAAACATTATCTCACCTCTTATGCGTTAGCTCTGTACATGACACGTAAGTATGTATAAACTTCTCCTAGTAATTTGATTTCTGCTCGTTCTTTTTTATTAGCAAGCTGATATACCTGTTCGTCTGTAAATAGACTTAAACCGATACCATCTTCCACATCAAGACCTGATTTATTACCTTCCTTCTCGATATAACGAGTGGTAAGCTTCTCTCTTAATGCTGTTACAGCAGATAATACTAATTTCGTAGATTCTACGTTATCTCCAATGAAGTTGTAGTTCTTATCGTAATCGATAAATCCTTGTCGTCTACCCCACTTTAATGTCGCTCTGTTGCTTAAGAACACATCGTCTTTGTACGGAACTCCATCTTTAATTGGTAATGGTTTTGCTCGTTTCGCTTTCTTAACTGAGTAGCTGTCGTCCTCGCTCATTGAATCTAATGTTAGATACATGATTTGTTTCGCATCTGAGAACTTGTATTCATAGTTCATGTTCAGTGGATACCAGTAGATGATATTATCTTTAGGTAGAATGATTTCAACCTCTTCTTTAGCCTCCCCGTCATCCACTTTAGCTGTGCTTTCTAGTAGTAATAGAATCTCCTCTTCACTATAATTAATTACCTTCATCCATTTTATCTCCTTTGTTTATTCTTGAAATTCCGTGTTTATCCTTCGTAATTGTAATAACCTTTTCAAATAACGCTTTAAAGTGGCTGCTTTGTGTAATAACAAATACTGTACCAATAACCTTCGCACGTTCTTTTAATAACTCTAATACTGATTCGATACCTACGTCGTCTAGCGCATCGAACACTTCATCGTATACAATAAAGTTTGTATGTGATGCTATTAAATCTTGTAATGCTAGAGAGATAGCCAAGTCCGCGCGCTTGCGTTCGCCGCCTGAATTTAATTTATAATTGTCTCCGCCCACATGGTTCATCAGTTTAACATCGAACTTATCTGAATATGTCTTGTCCTTTTTCAGTGTTCGCGTACTAAACTCAAGCTCCATGTTCTCCCCAGCCAATTGTTTTAGGTACTTGTTACCTTTTTCATTTAATACTGGTGTAATCAGGTCTAATACATGAGACTTAACTCCCTCATTGGAGTATACTTTAACAACGTCCTCGTTCTCTTTCTTATCGAGTTCCAGAGCAACAAGTTCTTTTTTAGCTACTTTAATTTTCTCTTCGATTATTGCACGTTCATCATCACGTTTCTTCGGCTCTGTGACTGTGCTTAACTTTTCAATATTTGATTTCACAATCTCTACATTATGCTTAAGCTTCTGTAGATTATTTTCGTATGTACGTATGTATGATTCTTTATTTTGAATTTCTGTATGTATGCTACTTTGCTTGATAACAACTTTACTTTGCTCTACTTTCTTAGCTTCATAAGCTGCTTTCTTCGTATCACAGTCTGCTATCAACTGGTCTCTTAATTGAGCGAGTTCTCGTAACTCTAACACGATTGGCTCAAGCTGCTTTCTAATACCTTGCTGCTCTGTTATGATATGTGTTGTATCAATCGGGTTACCACACATCGGACACGTATCCGAGCTGTCTAATTGCTTGTAGTTTTTCACAAGCTGGTTCTTCTGATATGTAAGTTCTTTCTCTTTATTAGACATACTGTTCAATTTATCGTACGCTTCTAAATATGCCTCTTCTTCTACAGACACATCGATGTTAGCAATCTCTTCTAAACTTTCTTTCAACTTGATTATCTCGTCTCGATGCTGCTCTACAAAACCGAAGTACTGTGCAGGATAATCATTCTGTTGCTTGATGACTTCTCCTAGATTTACTCGTTCTGCTGCAAGTGATTGTTTTGTACTCTCATATCGATTAATATCTTCCTGTTCGAGCCTGTCCACTTGTTGCAGCTCCCAGTCTAACTTCTCAAGCTCTTTGTTTTTCTCGTCAATCTTCTTTTGACTCTCTTTTACTATATCTTTAGCAATCTCTTGCGCCTTCGAGTAGACATCTAGTTTTAGAATGCTATCTAGAATTTCTTTCTTGCTAGAGTCTGTTAAAGATGCAAAAGCACCAAGACCGCCGCCTTGAGCAAATAGAATACTATTCAAGAATGTTAGATGAGAAACACCTACTAGCTTTTCGATAAGTTTATTTGTATCTGGGTCTGTCTTTGCTGTTATGTCTGTCCCGTTACGAGACACCTTTACTTTATTACCAAACTTACTATGTTTTCTGTACCTTGTAATTATGTATGTATCACCGTCTAGTTCACCTTCTAAAGAGACCATAGTATCTTTGCCAATCTTATTGTTGACTACTTCATCTGCTTTAGCCCCTTTAGAAATCTTATTAAATAAACACCATGCAACTGACTCAGGTATTAATGTACTCTTACCCGAACCATTACTGCCGTATTTATCATCGCTCTGGTTGTCCCCCTCAATAAGGATTAATCCTTGATTATCTAAATCAACCGTAGCTTCGTTAATCGCTAAGAAGTTTTGTACGGTTAGTTTAATCCACTTCATTAAATTCCTCCTTTTCTCGTTATGGTTAAATTATACTATAGTATCATATATTTGTCAATAAAAAAAGAGACTATTTAAAATAGTCTCTTAATGTGCTGGTGTTCTTGTTAGAATTTGATAGCACCAAGTAACGTATCTGATTTGAGTATGAACATCATCGTATGCATCATGCTTAATCGCAGTAGGCTTTTTATGCATAGTTTTAATTTGTCTCTCGGAGATTCCCGATACTTTCGCAGCTAACTCTACGATAGTACGGACATCACGGTCGCGGTTATACGCGATAGGGTACTTCAACCCAGCCGCTTCGATTTGCGTTTTAAGCATGTTGTTGTCGAATAACATACCGTTACCCCATAGTCGAACATCGTATTTTAATGTCAATCGTTCTAGCCACATATGGAATGCTTTGATTAACATCTCTGGAGAGCGTGTCCCGCCGTTTAACAGACGTTTAAATAACTCTGCATCCGTGTTAAGCCACCACTTAAGTGTGCTACCATCTAAAACTAAGTTATCAGCTTCCTCGATATCAGCAACAAAATTACATTCTGACGTTACATTACCTGTTTCGATATCAAATGCTGCTGCACTAATTTGAAAGATTGTTGAATCTGCTTTTACCCCTAAAGTCTCAATATCTACCATTACGTCTAATCGTTTTTTATCCATTATTTAATCTCCTCCGTGTTCTCTTCTAAATACGCTTCTGTTACTGCTGTGTACCAGAACTCTTCCCCCATGTCTACACGAACGAATAACTCTTGCTCGTCCCAAGTGTCTACTGTAGGTGCTCTAAATAAAATGGTGTAAATATAAGGTGTTTCGTCACCAGACTTGTTGTCCCATATATACTCTTCAAATTTATCTCCAATTTTAAACTCCACGTTAGTCCTCCTCAACTTTTTGTTGCTGCGCCATTTTTAGGACAGCTAATGCTTTATCTTGTACACCTGTAAAAAACATATCTGTGTAAGCTTTTACGATATCAGCTTCATCAGAGCCTACCTTGATATCGATACGTAAGTCTGCTTTATACTCTTTTTGAACTTCCACGCGTAGATTATCTGACGACTCTTTGAATATCTCTACCTCTGTAGCTAGTTCTTGTGGAATAATCATTCGTACATAGTTATTATCCACAATCTCTTGTGTATTCTCATCAATCTCTGTAAGCGTGATAAACTTCTTATTTTCGATAGGAATAAACTCAGGATGTCCTAACTTCTCCATATCGATAAGGAATACGCCTTTATCCTGCCCCTCATCTGAGAAGCTCTCTTGGATTGTGTTACCTGCATAGAACGCAGTACCTGTATCCTCTAAGAACTGCCACTTGTGATAATGTCCTAAAGCTATGTAACCAAACACTAGGGGATGTAAATCTCCTAAGCTAAACGCTCCACCTAGTCTGTGAGAGTGACGACCTGTTTCACTACCGTCTACTCCGAGGTGAGCTACTAGAATAGGTGTTTTATCCTTATCAATAGTCTCTGCATGTGCAGCAAACTCATCAATCTTGCTCTTGATGAAGTCTACGTTATCAGAATATGAAATCGGGTAGAGTACTGCATTCTCTGTATGTACTGGTTCGAAGTCATCCATAATATGTACTCGCGGAATCGCTTTAAATGTTTCTAAACTATGTTCTGGGAAGTCACTAGAATCCTGTTGGTCATGATTACCTACAATCATGTACATATGCAAGTCTTCACGTTTCTCCATGTTATCTTTAATTACATTGAAACCCATATTGAACACTACTGATTCTACTCGTTTACGTGCATGGAAGTAATCACCAGTGAAGATGATATTCGCATTATGCTTGTCCGCTAACTCGAATACCTTCTCCATAGTGTTCCATTGTGCTAGTAATCTATCAGTAACTTCAATCTGCTTTCCTTTGTAATCAAAAATCATCGGTCGGGCGAAATTTGTGAAGTTATGCCAGTGAAAATCCCCGAATACGATGAAGTTTTTTCTCATTCAATTTCCTCCAGTAATCGGTTAATATCGTCGTCATCAAAACTATATAACATTTCACCATGATAGAATAGGTGTAAAACTTGGAAGAATGCATATACTTGTCCAGATACATATTGAATTTGCTCTACATCTTTCGGGTCATAACCATCTGGTACGAGCTCTTCCCGTAAAACGCTTACCGTGTACTTGAATTCTTCTTCAATCTTTTTAATGTCTCTAATCATTTGTATCTCCCCCTTTCTTTTAAGCTCTTTCTAGTAATTCTTGTACATCATCACCATCAAACTCTTCTCTAGTAACGCCATCTACCATAAAGAATAATAGTTTAGCGTATGCGTATTGTTGACCAACGATGTATGCTTCGTTTGCATCGTCAATCGTTTCAATACGCTCCTCAGCGTCAAGAACCTCTTCCAATAATGTAATTAATTCCTCTTTAATAGATAAAACTGTCATTGTTATTTCTCTCCCTTTTCTTTTAGTGTGTACATAGTGGTTTGAATTTTTTCACCATTATTCAACTGGATTAAGATTTTTCCATTACTTATAGCGTAGTATTCAACTTCGTGTTGTGTATATGTACTAACTCCTAAACCATCAGTCACCTTTATAACAAGCTGATAAGGCTCTTTAGGTTTCTTAGGCTCTTCCTTTTTTGTCGTACACCCTGCCAATAGCAGCCCAGTAGTTAGCGCGCTTAATAATATCTTTTTCACGTTCTTCCTCCTCCATCTGATTTACAAAGGCTTGCAACTCTTCGATTAGTTCTCTAGCTCCTTGTACATTGACAGCTACACTTAAAATACCTGACTCTTCGAACTGCTCGTCCTCTGGAACTTCTGATAAATCTACCTCAAAGCATAGATTCAAATGGTTTCGGAAGTCGTAAATTGTTCCCGCTTCTCTAATTATACCCATGTTATCGACAGTATCCGTCTCACTTAATCGAATCATGTTATCCCTCCTCCTCTTAATTTACTTTAAGTATAACACTATTTCGCGCCACCTGCAAGTGCTTTATTTATTTCGTCACTTAAATTTGGCATAGGAGGTTTATTACCTTTATCTCCGCCACCCTTATTGATACCTAGAGAGTTCCTCTGGTCTTCTACTTCTTTTAGAATCCGTTGATGTTCCAACTTCTCAGGAGATATTTTATTTGGGTCGTACGGGTCAGGTTCATAATCACGAATCAATTGCCGCTTACCGTCTACTACGAATCCTAGCATCTTATCATAAACTCCGTCAGGCGGGTTACGAACCTTATCTGCATATAGCCGCACGAATCCTGCTTCATACTCTTCTGGAGTTTGGTTGACTACTAGAACTAATTCCGTCGCGTTCTTCTTACGAATAGAACCTTCCATATGTTCTGATGTACGCGTAACTGCGTTGTACGCTGAACGGTTTAACTGAGAGGCTGTCCACATTAAAACATTGTAGTCTTGTGCAATACGTCGAACCTCTTCGAATAATCGTCCACCATCTTCTGCTTCATTACCTGTAGCATTAGGGTTTCGTAGTAACTCAGGGTAGTCAATGATTACGATATCTAGCTGTACACCTTTACGTAATAGAACATCTGAGATAAGTTGTTCAATCGTAAATGGTGTAACTGTTCGTGGAGAGTAGCGAGCAAAGAACAAGTTACCGAAGTTGTCTCTATACTTCTCATAGAAACGCTGTCTTCGTTCAAATGCGTCTTCGTTCAATACTCCGTTCGTAATAATGTCTGCTCTAGATTGGCTTAACATAGCTTGTTCGAATCGAAGTACCATTCGATTTTCTAGCTCCTCTAAAGCAATGAATAACACATTATAACCTTGTTTAACATATGAAGTAGCTAAGTTTGTCAAGAATAAAGTTTTACCAGAACCTGATAATGCTGATACAAGCCCTAGTTCACCTTTAGCTAAACCGCCACCATTCAATCTATCTAGCTCTTTGAATCCAGTAGGAATCGTATTCGACTGTACTGTTTCCAGTAATCGTCGCTTGTATTCTTTATCGTCGATAACGTTGATAATCTTATCGTTACCGCCTGTAATGTCTAAAGATAATATGTATCGAAGTTCATCCGCTAGTTTATCTTGGAAAACTTCGTCGTCCAGCTTCATAGCTGCTTTCTTAAGTAATTCAATACGCATATAGCGCTTAATATGTTTGGATAAGGCTTCATCGATTACCTCGTCATCGCTGCTATCTCGAATATCATATAGCTCGCTGATGGTATCGAAGTACTCTTGTTGTTTCTCTGCATCTGCCTTCTGTCTATCTAACTTAGCTTCTACTAAAGTAGTAAGCGCCGCCTCTGTAATGGAAGCGGAGTTAGTTTGATAGAATAGCCGTAATACCTGTGCCAGCTCAATACTCATGTTGTCGTTGTCAAGCGCAGACTTAGGTATGATAGGCAAAATCTCCTTAGCAAATGCGGGGTGCATAATCGCCTTTCTTAAAATCTCTTTAACCATAGGTTTTACCATATATTAAATTCCTCCTCTGTTAAATTATACTAGATTACAGCTCACCTGTCAAGTTGAAGTTATTGATTAGATTATTAATAGAGTTACGTTTTTCGTAGTTAGCAGCTACATGACTCTGTTGCATCGCTACTAAGTCTTCATCTACATTACGCTTTGCTTTTTTAGGAGCATACTTGTCTTTCGATACGTCTGCAACATCTACAGATGTGTCAAGTAATTCGACTTCTACTACGTCTCTTAACTTCTCTACAATCTGTTCAATGTCAAGCACACAGTATTTCGTTACAGGTACTACGTCTTTTCCTACTTCTTTGAAAGCGTTTTGGTATGTTTCGTAAGAGATGTGAACTCCATTCTTCTGCTCAATTAACTCAAACAGGAAGCTAGTATGCATACTATCAGTTAATGATACATAATCTTTTAGTGCAGCATAAATAACTTTCTCGTTGTCCTTCTCATGAGGTTTATAGAATTTGCCTAGCGCGTAACAAGCTTCACGTTTGTAAGATAGCTCGTCTTGTTTACGTGTTCTAGGGATAGATGCCAATGTCATACGTAATAGCTCAGATACTAGTAATTCTTTTTTAACACCTCGAAGAGCACCTTCAAAATGCATGTAAGTATGTCGAACGATGAAGTCTTTAATCGCATCCTGAGACTCTTGGGAAATATTTTGTTCCTGCATCTGTTTTACTACGCTGTTGTAATATTCAAGCATAATAAGTTCATCCGCATTTGTTCCATCAGGGAAGAAGAAAGCGCCGTAACGTTTCTCTAGTGGAGCTGTGGATAATTTAATTCCGTTCTCTGATAACTCGTCTGTAAGTTGTGTAACAACGATATCNCCAGAGAATGGTTGGATGTTCTCAATTGTACGGATGTTATGTAATACTCCACGCTTACCATATCGCTTGTCACGGTTATATGCTTCTAGTGATTTTTCACTGTATAACGTGTTTACATAGGGCTTTGCAGTTGTGGATTTCTTTGCATTCTTTTGTTCTGCAATAAATGTGGACAGCTTGAATTGAGATGCCATATGTTCGGGCAAGTCAATGCTGTTTTCCTCACAGAATTGCACATACTTAACAAAGTGTTTGAATACAGTTGTACCAAAGAACTGTTCTTCAAGTACATGATAGTCAGGAGATACCGCTGTCAATTTACGAATGCTATATGCTAATCCTGCTTTCTCTTTCTCTGCATACACTTCATTTTGTCTTTTTGTAAATAAATATGCATAACGACTGTATAATGACGCCGCAATGTACGCTTTGTAGTTTAATTCTGGGTTATCTGTTCGTTGGAAAATACTCCATGTAGGATAGTGAATCTGCTCTAACTCCTCATTCAGAGCAGTAATAGAATCCTGTTCCTTATTTCTTTTGAGCAGCGCATCTAACATCTCGTGTTTCGTTCTACGTGGGCGTTTATTCTGGTTTTCTTTCTTAGGCTTTTTAGGGAACTTTTGTTGAGCAAGTTCTTTAATGTTCACACCACTATTCACTACTGCTTCGTCCGATGTAGTAAATTTAACTAGTTGGTCATTGAACTTGACAACAGAACCTTTCCCTCTACCTTTCTCTCCGTGAACTTCGAAAATACCATTTTGTTCCAGCTCTTTGATATGTCTGTATACAGTCTTCGGGTCTTTCCCAAGTTCCTTTGCTAACTCCGTCTTTTTAAATATAGCCACGTTGTTAATAGAGTTTTTAGCTCTTTGTAAAAGCGTTTGTAGAACGTCTACAAGTTTATTGTTTACTGTCAATACTTGTGCATCGATAAGTACTCCGTTTGGAGCTATTGTTGCTGTGCTCATGTAATCATCCTTCCGTAAGTTTTGATACACCTTAGAGGTCTATAACTCTATTATACCAAAATCAGAAAGTTATCCACATTAGCAAGCCATAAATTCTTCATCGAAGTAGAACTTAGTCATCAATTTGTCCACAATTCCGTGGAAATATGAGAATAAAGATTTCTTGATTCTAACGCCTTTTTTGTATTTCATAACAAGACTTTGTAGTGCTGCTATGCCAATTTTTTCCTCCTGTGACTTTGTGAATAGTTTCTCACCGTTAACAGGTCTATTATTCTGTTTAACTACTTTCCAGAACTCTTCTATGTCTTTAGCTTTATCAAAATAAGAAGATGCTAAGTTAGCGAAACGTGGCGATACCCAGTGTGCCACAAATTCTGCGTCTTTTATATTATCTCTAGTATTACTCTTATTATGTAAATCATTACGTTCTTTTAATCTTTTATATGTTTTATGTTTTGTTTTAAGGTTTATAGCTGTTGTTTTCTTGCTCGGACAGTTATGTACATTTTTTTGAGGTGTCTTGTAGGACTCCTCTTCGTTTATGTATGGCTCAATTGTAATTGCATTTGATGTCTGTCTCATGTCTGTCGGTCGCTTCATTGCATGTTCTTGAATCATATGTAAGTCTACCAATCTTTTAACCAGTCGCTGCACCGTCTTATAACTTACTCCCATGATTACTGATATGGAGCGTTTCGTCAGGAAGCTTACTCCTAAGTGTTTGCAGCTATGTTTCTTAAGTATCATAATCAACTTGGAGAGCTTGTCCTTCACATCTTCACGAACTTTAAGTTCTTTAATCTTGTCACGGTATGTACGAACTGTCTTGTTCATTTCCTCCAAGTCTGTAAATGTGGATAACTCTTTATATGTATTCTCACCTGCAAGCAGGTCAATTCGTTCTCTTGCCATATGTACAACTCCTTAAATTATTTTACAAAAAGTATATTAGCATAAAAAAAGAAGACAATCAATAGATTATCTTCATGGTAGGACAATTATTTTGCTCCGAGCATTTTCACATCTTCTAAAAAACATAGTATTTTCTCCTCTCTTTCTTGATTATAACTCTTATGATTTGGATACCAATCAAAGAAAGAGTTGTTATGTTTACTGCTATTACAAGACGTACAAGCAGGTATTATATTACTAATAGTGTATCCGCCTCCGCTAGTAAGGGGTATAAAATGGTCTTGACATAGTTTTGAATCAACATCGCCGCAATACGCGCAAGTATTATTAAAATAGTCTTTAGTAAACTCCCAATCTTCTTCTGTAAGGTCTGCAATAGTAGACTCCTCTAATGTTCGTCGTCGCTGCCTGTAAATACGAACTTTCTCTTGGTTATTTTGTCTCCATGTCCGCTGTATCTCGTTATATTTTTCTCTATTCTCCTCACGCCAACGTCTTCCATTCTCTTTATAATTCTCTTTGTTTTCCTGATAGTAGCGTTGTTGATTTGCTTTAACGTTTGATTCGTTGTCTCGTCTATACTCACGTTGCTTTTCTAACAGCAGTTCTTTATTCTTCTCGGTGTACTCTTTATGATAGGCGTGGTTGTACTCTTTTATGTAGTCTTTATTCTTATCACGCCACTTTTTATTCTTAGATAAAATCTTGTCTTTATCAGCAGCATAACGTTCTTTTTGGTTTCTTCGAGTATATGCTCTCTCACATTCACGACATTGAGAAATATATTTACCTTTTCTTATTCGAAAATTAGTATCGGTAAGCTCTTTCTCTATATGACATTTAGTACATATTTTGACACCCATACTACTTCGCCCCTAAATATCGGACATCGAACTTTTCGTCTTGGTAGATTCTAAGTCTTTCTTTCGAATGCTTAAGTAAAATCTTATGTGTTTTGTCGATAAAATCAATTACTAACGTTTGGTTTCCATCGATACCATTTAAGCGCAATCCACGACCGATACGTTGCAGAATTTGTCGAAGACTTTTCCCTGCACCAGCTAATACAAGACAACCGATACAACTTAAATCGAGACCTTCATCGATAATAGTCGTACCAATCATAAATGGTATCTCACCAGATGAGAACTTGTCAAGTACTTCTTTACGCTCGTCCAATTCTAGTTCACCTTTTAAGAATGAACACTCGTAACCTTTGGCTCTAAGTTTCTCTTGAATACTTTCACCGTGTTCGATATGATTGACAGAGAATAGTACTCCAGCTTTTTTCTTTTCATAGAATGCAACGGCTACTTGTACTGCCATATCATTTCGGTAATCATTTTGAGAGATTCCTACTTTATAAGCTTCCATGTAGTTATCTGCTAATTCGATACCGCGAGGTTCTTTTATTTCTAACATTCTGATTTTTGGTTTGGAAGAAACGCCTCGACTGATAAGTTCGTCATTAGATACTTTAACGATGATGTCATTGAATAGTGCGCGGATACGTTGATATAGATGAACATCTTTTTTGTCAACTGTACCTGTTAGGGCTACTCGGTATTGTGCATTTGAAAATTGCAATGCATTCGTGTACCATGTATCACCTTTAATTCTATGAGCCTCATCCCCAATAAATACTCGAACCGATTCGACAAAATCTTTAGCAGTTTTCCATTTTTCGAAATTCTTTTTATTCTTCTTAAGAAGGATTTTCTCGAACTCTGCATTGTAGCTTCGTAGAACCATTTGTACTTTCTTGTCAGTATATGCATTATCGTAAGCAAGAGCTGTTAAGATTTGTTCAATCTCGACATCGTTCTTTGTTTTTGGCTTCCAGTTCTTTAGGAAATTCTTAATCAATGTTCGAGTGTTTACTGTATCAAGGAACTTAGGAGCTATCTCTTCTGCCATCTTCTTGACAAGTCTATCCTTTTGTGTTAGTGTCACACCTTTCTTCGGGTCTGATAATGCACTTGATAGAGTTGGACTCATAACGAATACTAGCTTCTTATTCTTAATATCGAACTTGCCTTCTCCAACTAGTCCGACATCTTTCTCTTTCATACCTAATGCCTCTGTAATACTTTTTTTAGCTTGACTTAAGATATCCTTTGAGTGTACCATGAATACAATACGTTCATTGCGTCCAATCAATGGCATGAGAATTTTAATGATTCCAGCAGCAGACATCGTTTTACCCGCGTTTGTTGCTAAGTTGACAATTCCGATTTGGTCACGAATGATTGCTTCTACTGCACGATATTGATAGTCACGTAATGTGATAGTTTGTCCATCCTTGATAAGCTCAATCTCTTTATCTAGATTATCAGGGTGTAATAATGGTGATGGTCTATTATCTATTAATTCATATGTAAGGTTTGGAAGGTACTCTTGCATTTCACGGATACCTTCTAAGAATAAATTTACTAGTCCTGTAGGGAACGAGTTCTCTTTCATATCGTAGTAATCTGTAATACCATCCCATGCTCCGCTCTTATATGCTCTTGAATGTATAGCGTTAGGGTCTTTTACTCCTAACTTATGATGCATATGGTCTTTTACCTTTTCCTCTTTTAATGTATCTCCATCGAAATCTACGTGTGTATAGATGATTCCAACTGTTATCTTCATTCATTCATCTCCTCTTATTTTTGCTTATATATTAATTATAACAATGTTCAGAATAATCCATAAAAAAGAGGTCACTACATAGTGACCTTTTCTTTCATTTGTGCTATTAATGCTGTTAAATCTTCTTTCATTTTATCTACTTCTGCAAGCTTTGTATCAAGCTCTTCTGACTTATCTTGGATGTTTCTTAACGTTGCTAAATGCTTTATTTCAGAATCAGTAGGAGCGAATACTAACGCTCCCGACTTATCTCTTCGTTCTAATGGCATATAATCCCTCCTGTTAAATGCTCGTTCTATTTAACGCTGTAAGTTTCTTAACACGTGGACGTAAGAATCGATTATCACCTTTAAGCAGTAAACGATACTTAACTGATGTCTGGTTGTTTCCGACAGTCTCAGTAATAGAGATACGTGTGAACTCTGCTGTGTCTGGTGCAGTCTTCTTAGCTCCTTTAAAGTCGTTCCAGTTCGTACCACCATTTAACGAGTACTGAGGTGTTACGCTTGTACCTGCTGGAGCTGCTTCGCTGTACTCGATGATGATTGTATTGAAAGGTGCATCCTTCTGGTCAATCGTTCTTGTTGTGTACTTACCTTCCGTCGCGCTTACGAAGTTTACGAATAGTAAATCATCTAGGGCTAACATCGGTGAGATATAACGATTCGATTTGAACTTGGCTCGTAACTTCGCTAACCCAACAACGAATGGTGTCTGTTGACTTGAGTAGTTTGATAGTGGCAGCCACGGTACGTTATCGATGGATACAGTTCCCATGCTAGACTGTGGAACGATTTTAACTTCCCAGCTACAACCTGTGTTGTCTGGTGTTAAGTACGAAGCCATTAGTAGGATGCCGTTTGAATCGATATTACGCATCGTATCAAATTCGATAATACCTTCTTCTGCAAAGGTAGCAGTATAGATTTTGAACTTCATGTCAGTTGTTTGGTGAACCGTCCATGATACTGCGTTAGAAGAACTGAATAAAACACCGTTCACGTAAGGCTGAGATGTTACAGTTTGCTTTTCTACCCCTACTGTATCCTCTCCTAGTGTAGCAGTCCACATCGTATAGTTAGCACTGTCTGTGATGAATACCACACAGTAACTTTGTCCTGCTTCAACCATTAACGGGTCATCAAGTGCAATCTTAGTTTCTAATGTTGCGTCACTAGATACATTGATGTCTTTAGGAGTTAATACACGTTCTGCGTACACTGTACGGTTTGGTAAACCTCCGTCAGATAGTCCACGAATCTGCATGATGATATTCTCTGATGTTGCTGTTGAAGCTGGCTTAGATGCGAAATAAACACCTACAGATGATACGACACGTGCTTGTGGGAATGCGAAAGATTGTGCTAACGGGTCATACAAGTTGAACGTAACGTGTGTACGTGTAATTGTATCCGTTGTAATCTTTGCAGTACCTTGAGCTGAGAAAGTTGTTGTCGCTTGGTCGGTAACGTTTGTTGCTGTACCACCACGGATTGTAACTTCTCGTGTTCCTGTTCGGATGTTTGGTGGGATTTTAAATGTACCTGTTGCCACCCCGTTTGCATCCGCACGTACTGTACCTGTCTGAGAACCTGCTACTGTACTTCCAGTCGGTTTTACATCTACTCGAACTCCATCGAATGTCAGTGTCAAGTTATTTGCGAATGGACTTAAGTTAGAAACGCTAAAGCTAACGTCAATAGGTCTCATGTACTCGACCATCTCATTACGAGTTGTCTGAGCGGAGCTCCACATAACACCCTCTGCTTTATCTGTTTTCAACCAACCTAATGATGCTTCGTTCCATTGTGCTCCACCTAATAAGTTTGTATTATCTACTAGCCATTGGTTGTAGTCATTTAACTTACCAGCATCACCGTCACCTTGGTGAGCCCACCAACGGTTAATGTTCGTAGTTGCAAACTCTTCATTGTATAACGTAATTCTCTGTTCGTCAATCCAGTTATCAGCAGAAGGTTCTAACTTAAGTAAACCTTGCTTGTTGAATACTTGGTACGGGTTAACGTTCATAGGAGATGTTGCTAACGGTTGTACAATCTCTGCTGTCTCTGTGAACGGGGCTGTTACTAATCGTCCCCATGACTTCGCTACTGACTCGTTCTCCATAAATTTAGGACGAACCTTCTGGTTGTCTGGTGTATTCGTTGACAATGTAATATGAGCATCGTCGAAAGAGAATGCAACTGTTGTCTCTGCTTTATCGATTCGAGAGAAGTCAGTGAAAGCATCTGCGAATACGCCACGCATCGTTAACGGGTCTTGAGATTTTGTTGCTTGTTTCTCTAGCATAAGGATAGCTTGGTTGTACTCGACGTTTTCAAGTCTAGCTTTCATAACCTGCAAGTCTTCCATACGTAGTCGCATAACGGCTGTGTTCTTAACGATAGCCTCATCAGAGTTAGGGAATAAATGGATATTACCAATCTTGAATGTTAATGGGTCTACGTTATCTGGGATACGAGCGTCACCTTCACGAGCTGGTTGACCTTGGATTAATGTGAAGTTACCTTTCATATCTAGTGTTACGATATCTTCACGAGATAGTGTGTAGTCATATGTAACAGAAATTCTACCGTTTGCTTTAGGTCTTGTACCACCAGCTACGTTGAATAATACCTCTGTAAGCCATCCGATACCGTTCTCGTTATCTGTACGAACAACCTTGTAGTCTGTATTCTCTACCATGACTCTATCGTATTCGAATGTTAAGTTATAGGCAGTACCTGTATCTGGCTCTTTACCATTTAGGTTAATACCCCACTGGATGTACTGAATACCACCATCCATTACTAAACGATAGTCTGTGTTTTTTATGTATACTGTTGAGCCTACGTACACTTTCAATGAGTTGTCGTCGATGTTTGTGTACTGTGCAGGGATTGTATCTCTACCACCTTTAACTCCTTTATTGATACGGACGCCACCAGAAGCCTCAGAAGGACTATCAGTACGACCAACAACTACGCTCACTTTATTAACGAACTGGCTACTTAATACTACTCGTTGTTTAGCAGAGTCATATGTGTAACCTTCTTGGTTAACGGTACTAGTTGTCTTCTCTTTTGGAACTTGTATTCTAGTAGATGATGGTTTAGAAATTCGGTAACCATTTACGTAAGCAACACCGCTATCTACACCTACTGTAATATGATTTGCATCTAATCCTTTATCCACCCACATCTGGAATCCTTCGATTTGGTATGAGCCTAATGTCTCTTTATCGCGGAGTGCTAACACATCGTTGATTAGAGAGAACTCTGGTCGGTCTGGCTCGATGAATAAATCGCCATCATTAAATTCATAGATAGATGTTGCTGCATCTTTATTGTAAGTAATCACTACTCGCTCTTCTAATCTATCTGCACCTTCTGATAGATAGTTAGCTACATCTTGAGTTGGGTCAAGTAATGTAGGGTCGTCTGCTGATGTGATTACTTTCTGTGAAAGTTCGACACCGATAATCTCTTTACCTTTGCCTGTGAATGGAATGGTTTGTGCTGTGAATGAACGAATCTTACCAGCTAAATAAATAAAACCATCTTCAACGGTGATAGCGGTAACGCCTTTTGTTTTGTCTTTTGGGTCTACGTATGTAAAATTGAATGCCATACCTGATTGGATTGCACCGTCTTTAAAGATACTGTCACCCATTCTTTTAACGTTAAAGTCAAAGATGGATTGCATCTCGTTCAACTCAGATTGTTGTAGAGCCCTGTCCGAATGGAACAAGACTCTTTCTCTGTTGCTGTTTGGTGCAAATCTATCGTAGTATGGTGCTTCATTTAAATTAACATTTGCCATGTACTTCACTCCTACTTATTAGAAATTTTAATTACGAACTCTTCGACCATGTTTAGGTTATCTGCTCGAAGTTGTGTTGCTTTACCTTCTTCATATGGTATTGGGTCTCCCTTGTTGATGCAGATATTTTTTATTCGCATCTTCGCACCAGTAGAGGATGCTACACGAGGGAATCGGATACGCCACATAATATGTTGAGCTGTTGAGCGCATCGGTTCAGTGAAAGTTATTCTACTCCATTCACCTGTTTTCGCTGTGACGATATGTGGTGACTCTTGCCATAGTGTCCCATTGTGATAGAAGAACACTACGTTTGCGTTAGGTACATCTGAGTAAAGGTCGAAAGATACAGATACCTTATCGTCTTTAGAGAAGTTTACTAGTTCTTGCCAATACTGACCTAACTGTAAAAATGAATCATTAGAGTCTTTGCAAGTCATCTCTATGTAGTCCTCTTTAAACGCTGTATCGCATCTTTGGAATCTCAATGTTTTCATGTCATCTGGTCTATCGCTTCTGACATCATCTGAGTAGACGAACGGATATACGTTGTTACATGAACCATTCAATACGATGTTCTTTGTATACGAAGGTAAATATTCAACATGAGAGATACTACCAGATTTTGTTACATCGTTCGGTAGTAGGATGTCCTTGTGACCTACCTTTGATATTGGCTGCTCTTCGATGTGTCTTTCTAAATACCCTTTGTTACCCAGCGCTCCACCTTTCACTGTAGCTTGGTAATATAAGAGATTTACATTTTCGCTCTTCATCTTAGCTAAAGGAATCATAAAGAAATCTTTATTCTTATATTTGAGCTTAGGGTATTTCTTTTGCTCATTACCTTCAACGGGAATCAGAGGAATCATCTTATCTATCCTCTTATAACCTATTATACCATTGTCAAGAAGTCTTAAATAAGTAGAGTCCTTTTTAGATATTAACGATGCTATTTTCTCTTGGATATCGTAGTCTTCTATTTTAGCTCCGAAATCTTCTGGAGCTGCTGTGTAGTTTAACGGAGTAGTTCCGACAACTAGTGTTTGTGCTGCTGTTTGAAACACGTTACCTGTTCCTCCAAGTATGTCTACCTCGTATCTCAGTTTACCGTTGTTCGAGATGATGCCCTGTTCTAACGGGATAGTTATACTGAATCGTTGCCAATCTGCTGTAGCAGTACCGACAACTGTACCACCTTTAGAGCTGCCATCACAGAAGAACTTAACTGGCATGGTTTTGATTAAATCCATCTTTGTTATCTCGATATCTGTAATGGAGAAGCTTCCATTCTGACGTAACCAAGTGAAGAAGTAGGGCTCTGTTACATCATCTGCTATAGCTACTGTATTTTCGTATTGTGTCCATACGCCTACAGTTGCGCTAGGTGGTAGCTGCTGCCCTAACCAAACGTTTTTGTCTTTACCTGTAGAGTCCTTACCCTTTATCTCAACCCCTACACCAGATTGCTCCACAGTAGTTGCATTGATTCTATATTTAAATGAGACACGGATTAGTTCACCTTTCTTTAGTGAGGTAATATTACTGCTACTAAGCGGCTGCCTAATACCTCTCCAAGAATCTATTGTTGCGTTTAAAGAAGTCATGGTAGCGATGTTACCGTAAGTCGGGTCTGTACCTAATGTTAATCCTTGCGGATAGGTAGTTGATGAAGGTTCGATGCCATTTAAGAAGTTACCGTTAACGAAGAAATTATTCGTAACTCGAACATCTTGCGCGTACGTTACGGTATCACCTACTTTAGCAGCTCCTCGGTTTATGATACTAGGAACGTTATACCTGATACTTCCCCAGTTAACGGAAGTTTGTGCAACCTTTGTTCCTGACTGTATTTTAGGTAAGATTGTTACGGTAGTAGGATTGTAACTCCACGGGTCATCGTTACCAGAATAGTTTTTAGTCTTTACTAATAAGTTTCTAAGATTGATAATGCGCTTGTTAGCGATAACAGCATCATCTCTTAGTCTATTTGGATTACGTGTGACCATTGCCTTAACACCTGCTGGCTTGTACTTCTCAATCTCATCTAGCAGCTCTAAGGGTACGTGCTTCATTAACCGTACATCAATTACTGCGGATGTATAGTATCGACCTAATATATGGTCTTCACCGTTCAACTTTGATTTATTAAGGATGAATACATTCTTGTATGGTTCATAGATTTCAATCTTAGCTGTTGGGTCGTCTAAGAATTTCTGGATTGCATCCTCTATTGATACTGTTGTTCCACGCTCTATTAAAATATAGTTGACAATTCGTCGTCTATAGTCATCATCTTTCTCACCATCTTTACGGAATACTCCGAAGATATCTCCGAATTCATCTAACCACTCTCCAGTAGCGGTAGGTAAGCTCGCTTCTAATCGACTGTCTATAGCGTCACTTTCAACGGTTTTAAATGCATCTTCTAACGATGCTAGGACGGCGTTGTGAGTGTCTCCGTCCTTCGTTAGTAGTGTTCGCCATAGAGGGTGTAAATACTTTGTAAAGCTCATATAAGCCCTCCTAAACTAAATTAACTTTTATGTTCCCACTTCTGATAATTTCATTACCTTTTACTACGATGTTAGCTGTAGGTTTTTTGTATTGGATATCGTAAACTAATTGCTTGTCTACTCCTTTAATTATACAGGACAAATCACTAAGAATTAGATTCTGGGACGTCTGCATGTTATTTAGATAGCTTTCAATAGAGAATCTGATTCTATCTTCCAGCGCTTTTGTAATAGCTGTTTTTATAGATACTGTAACAGTTACCTCGACATCAACTGCTTTACGTGCTACTGGTTTTACTTCTAATGCGATACCTGCTGCTTTGTAGTTCTTTAGTGATGCTTCGATAGCAAGTTTTACATTGTCTGGTAAATCTCCGTTCTTGTCATGAGCATAAACAATAATCTTACCAATCATCTCTTGTATGTATACCCCTGAGACCTCAGGAACTAACCGTGTACCGTATTCAATTGCTGGAACAGTACCTTTACTTAGGGATTCGATATAAGAGCGGAAACGGGATTTTAATTCGTCTAGTGGCTCTTCATCTTGACCTGTTTGAACTGCATTTGGATTTGTTACATCTTTTACGTTTGATAAAGGTGTCATCATGATATCAATCGCATTTGCTGGTACGTTACCAATCTCTCCAGCGATTAAACAATACACTTGGAATTCTGCGGTAACTGCTCCCGCGGGGATGTAGTAGTCCTCAATGACTTCATAAACATTTGCATACTCAGGATAACTAGATGTGAATCTTGTACCACGAGGTAAAGGCATGTTAACTTGTACTGGGTTGTGGAAGGTAATCCGCATCGTTGTGTAAGCTCTTTGCGGTTGCTTTCGTTTAAATCCAAAAGATTCATAGACACCCGATTGGATTGCTTCTGAAAGGTTCTCCTCTGTCAATACGTAGAACTGTTCGACCTCCATCGAGATAGCTTCGTAGATAGCACGGATTGCACTACCTACAGAGAAGTCACTGATTTTATTTGTGTTGGTGATTGTATTGTCAACCAACCTTGCATATATGTCTGTCATACTTTTAAACTTCATATGTATCCTCCTTAGTTTAGTAGTGTAATTTCTCCGCTCTCTTTAGCAGACAATACCATGTCGAAAGCTTCATCGATGGAGATAGCAGTTATCTGTAGAGATACTACTAAGGTATTGCCATCTAAATAATAGTTGACACGCTCAACAGATTTAACTCGTCCGTCTGTTCGGATTGTTCTTTCTATCTCTGCTAGAATAATAGTGATATTCTCCTCTGTACTCTTACGACCTAGATAGTCATCTAAGAATGAACCGTAGTTCGGATGATTTAAGTAGCTGCCGCGTGGTGTGAGTAATCGCATTAGTAGAGATTGCTTTAAGTTATTGATACCTTGGATTGTCTGTAAATCTTTTCTAGGACTTGCAGTAAGCCCTAGTATCTCTGAATTCCATCCAGAGGCTTTAGTCTCATCTGGCTTCGGTAATACGTATAAATCTTTACCTAGAGCCATAGCATAGATTTCCTCTTTATCATAGACCGCACCATTCTTAAGTGCTGTTACAATCTGGTCTCGATTTCCATCTTCTACTTGGTACATGATTGTGTCACCTACTGTTATTAGGTGGTCAGGATTTTTAAGCTTCTCTTGATTTGTTTCTACGATGTACGGATATCTTAAGTTATTTAAAGTTGCTAACTCTCTCCATCTCGACACATCCCCTAAATGGTGTTGGGCGATAGACTGTAAGGTATCACCCGAAGATATAATCTTTCTTAAGAATTGAACCATTACAATGTCTCCGCCCTTTCTGTTAATATGTACTCGACTTGATTCTCTAGATATCCTAAAGATATGTTTGAAATACGAAACTCTTCAATCATTCCTCGGTACTTACGATTCGTACTTAAGAAGTCTGCTATGTAGTTGATATTCTCTCGAATTCTTTTGAAATCTTTCTTTGTCAGGTATTGCAAGTCAGAACTTTCTGACTCTATCGTATACAATATAGCAAATGACTCTAGAATCGTTGAAACAATCAATGTATAGATTCGAGGGTTTGTTGTTGCTAAATCGGAATTCATTACTTTCTTGACAATCGTATTGTCGTCTATATCTATGTCAACCGTCTCTACAAGTCCTTGATTAATCTTACCTAGTACAATCATTGCTACTGACGATAGGCTAAATACAGGTTTGTATATTCTGGATTGAAATAGTGGTGCATCGTTCAATAGGTTGAAAGGGATTGTCCCGTCTGGCATTGGACTAATACCTGATACGAATCGAACAAGTACATTTGGCTTTGCTGTTACACTTCTAGTCATCTTAAGCCCACCTTCCGTAATATCCTATGTTAAATCCTAAACTAGACATCCCGTACTGATATGTCATTTGGGAAGGTACTTGAGGATTCACGACTGTACCATCTTTGTTCGGTACGTATCCGCCTCCATTACCTTTGTTATACACATCGTCACCTACGTTACCACTACCGTTATTAGAGTTTGGTCTATTTGGCATAGGCGTAGGTGTAGGAGTACCTGTATTTGGTCTATTTGGCATAGGTGTTGGTAAAATCGGATAAGTAGGGGATGGCTTGTAATTACCTCCGTTCGGTAGTGAAGGGAATCTATTACCTATTTCTGGGTTAATTACATCAGCGTCCGCAGGTTCAGAAGCTTTACGAATGATAATTAACTTAATCTCATATTTGTAAAGTAGCGGGGCATCCGCAGATTGACTGACCGATATACCCTCTGGAGCTAAGTGAACAACGAAGCTCTCGTCATTGGTAAAGTTATGGAAATAAAACTCTGCCTTACCTGTCTTACCATTACCACCTGTTCCTGCATAATCCTCTATGAACTTCTTCATTTCTTTAATCTTAGCTACACCACGGTCTTCTGCTCGTCCAGTAGGATTGTATCCAGTTGTACCAGAGATGGTGATAGTTGGGATATCAGCTTGGAAATCCTCAATGATGATACGACTCTTAGTCTTTAAAGCTGTTGTTCTATGAGGTGCTACGTGGTTCATGGATTCTGGGTTTAGTGCGAATCGGAACGTTCTACCACCTACAGAGAAGGCGATACGTTGTAGTCTAGTACGTCCATCTGAAATTGTCATTTAGTTACCTCCTATCTTTCTATTTTTAATATAGTACATAGAACAAAAAAGGACAGAAATTATCCTGTCCTTAGTGAAGTATTTATTAGGATTCTTCTGGTTCATCCTCTGGCTCAAGTTGTTTTACTGCTTCGTTCAACTTTTCCATCATCAATTGGTTATCTGCAAGAACCTGTTTAATGTAAGCTCGTAGTGATAGATTCTCATGTGTTAATCTATTGATTAACTCTCCTTGCTCTTCAAGCAAAAAATTCGGGTCAATAGGTTGTCCTTGTTGTTCTGGTAAATTCATATAATTCCTCCTAATTGGTTATACCTTAATTATACCACGAAGCGGGATGCGATTGATTACGCGTCCCACTTAATGTCTAGAATCTCTTGATGTGATGTTGCATCTGTAGTCTTTTTACATAGACTAATATACTTGTGTTTAAGTTCTTGTTTGTAAAGAGTGAAACCTTCAAACACAGCTAACCATTCTGCGGAAGTATGTGAAACCTCTCCAGAATCCTCGGTCATCCAGTTAATATGCTCTTGTGGTTTGCTTTCAAGTAAAATACGAACGCTGTTAAAGTCCGCTTGGCTGCTTGTACTCATGTCATACAAGTGGTTATTAGCCATGTCAAAGTAACCGCTATCGATAGTCATGTTATAATCTTCCTCAAGCATTTTAAGTTTTAACGTTTTGTGAACATCTAGAATCATACTATGCTCTACGTTGAAATAAGAAACGCCAAAGTTATTCGCTAATTTAGCAATCAACTCGTTTTGGTTGATTACACTCATGCCATCGAAGCCTTTAGTTACTAACTCGTGCTCATAAGGTTTCATGTTATCTATAATCATTTAGTTTCCCCCGTCTCTTTTGGAAATACATCATCTACTGTTAATGGGTATGTTGCTACAAAGAATCGCATAGCGCCTAGTTTAACCTTACCTAGTTTTCTCTTGATTGTATCAAATACTAGTGCATCACAAGTTGTCTTAGCGAAGTCAGGGAAAGTCTTGTTATCTACGTAAGGTTGACCGTCCTTATCTCCGCCTTGATGGAAACCTGCATCAGCAAAATATATTCTCTTAGATGTAATCTCTTGACCTGCACCGTTCCAATATACATAATCATGGACATCTTGTAGTACTGCGTATGTATCAGATTTCTGCCAATTATACTGCCATGTTATTTCTTTAAAGTATTTTGGGTACTCTGGTGATTCAATAATTATTGGACTGCTTTCTGGGTTAATTAAGTTATTTTCGCTCATTTTCTTGCTCCTTCTCTTCTAGTTTAGTTTCTATTTTTTCTATTCTAGCAATTAGTTGCTGTATTCCACGCCACATATATGTGGACATAGAATATTGAGATATAGTGTCACCATCTTTACCTTTGATGATGCTAGGAGAATACTCTGTAACAAGACCTAGACTTCTTTTTGAATCATCCCTTTCATCTTTGTAATGGTAGCTATAAGCGCTAGTGGACTTTATGATACTTAGCACATCATCGAGGAACGGCTTAACATTCTTTTTAAATTTAAGAGAAGAACCCGTATCAACACCTTTAGCACGAATCATAAGCAACGCGTCAAAAGCACTGTTGGCGAATGCGACAGAACCTCTACCACCATCACCGCCACCCTCATATGCTACAATACCTCTACCTAAATGCATGAAGCAGTTCCCGCCGTTGTTATTTTGTCGGAACGAAGCTACAGTAAAGTTATCATGTTTTAGGTTTAGATACCCTCCATAACTAGATACTTCGGTAGATAGTGTATTCCCTTTACCGATACCTGCGGTGAACCGCACTTTGTTGTCGGCGTCGATAATACTAAACGAGTTACCACTACCTGCTGTCGGTTGCCCAATGAGATTTCCGTAGTAATCTAGATAAACGCCTCCCGTATTTCTGGCGTAGAAGTTACCGCCCAATCTCAAGTTCGGTGTGGCTAGTATATGCTCTAGTACTGGCTGGTTGTTGAAGTACTGCTTGCTATCTAACATATAAAATGTATCCCATGAACCATTAGGGTTATCCCCTGTAGCTGTTCGAGGGAAGTTGACGGCGCTTGTATGAAGTGTACCGTTTATTAAAGTTCTACCGCCAACTTCAAGAGTATAGTCACTGTACTTCGGTAATCTACCAATACCAACAGTCTTCATCTTAGTATCTAGGAATAAGAGAGGCGTACCAACAGGAACATATACGGTAGTCGTATCCGTATTGTTTAGCTGGTCAGTAATAGAGAACTCTACCTGCCATGACTGAGTATTCCCAAGTTTCTGAATAGGCTTATTAGATTTGAACTGGTTTGTACCTTCTCTCGAAACTATCATGGTTACTGGGTCTCCGTAACTCGGACTAGTTAGCAGTTTATAACGATACACAGGTGTTTTAAGCGTGTTCCTCTCTAAAGAATCTATAATCAAAGGAGAATAAGAACCATACATGTATAGCTCTGTGTCTTCTTCGAAATTATTTTTCCTTTTCGCTTCACCGAATACCTTAGGTGGCTGATATGCTACTACTAATATAGCAGAAGTTGCCGCCGTCCTGTTTCCCCTACTATCTACTGCCTCAACGCGCAGCACTGTATTCGAACTTACATTTATTGGGTCGAAATCAACAGTTAAATTTGTTGTATCAGAATAATTTACAGACTTCGTAACACCGTTAATGGTAACATCATAGCTCTTCATAGTAGCTCCATTGTTCGCTTGTGCTTTATTCGCTACAGGAAGTGTAACCCTAATCTTGGAGTTGTTCTGTACGATGTACTGGTTATTCTTTGTTAGATTGGTAGTTACTGTATTGATGTCTGCATACGTCATCCCGCCGTTGTAAGTCGGTGCGCTATTACGTGCATAAACAGTAATGGTTGTTGTATCTGGTTTAGGAATTCCATCATTGACGAGAACACCGTTGTACTTTGTTACAACCTTTAAGGTAGCTTTACCAGAATTATCATTAGGAATTTGGTTATACATCTTATTGATGTCATCTTGCGTAAACGTCATTTTCGGGAATTTCTTTATGTCCCCAAAAAATTTAGAGAAGCTACCAAAAGTAAATGTCAAGTCATATTGAAAATTAGAATACCAGTAATCTGTTGTAGTATCTACGCTTGTAGCTCCGATATCGAAGTCGGGACATATCATGGTAGCTGGAGTGATTCCTCGTACAACACCTGTCTTTTCTGTCTCTCCGATTATGTTACCATTGTTCCATGTTTGTACGATAACGTGAGCGGGTCGTTCTTCGAATTGCCCCATACCAATATAGAATTGCGTTAACTCGTCCATAGTAAACTGGACGTTTGTACTATCTCCAATTCCACTTCGCCATGCTAAGAAAACTTTCTCTCCATTTGGTTTTGTCATACCAATACGAATGATATGGTCAAAGTTAGAAGAAGACCTATTTATCGTAATAGGAAGGTCTGTCAAACCTAACGTCCAATCAATATTAGATGATAATGTACTTGCTCTAGGGATTGCATCCATCGTACAATCCATACCATTTGCTAAGTTAGAGAATACGTTTGTACTAGCTCCAGCACTCATACGGAATGATAATCGTCCATCAGCATTATGAGCTACAGTAAATGAACCTGTTAATACCTGTGTATTTGAGTTTTGGGTAATACTGAACGATGTGCTCCTTACTATGGATTGCCCTAGATTTGTTTGGACACTAAATGTTCCGCTACCTTTTGTTTCGTATCCAGAGTTTGTTCTTGAGAAAAATAGTGAAACCTGTACTAGGCTATAGTTACCCTCGTAATTAGGGTAACTCTCCCAGTAACACCACCCTACTACGTATTGGTTAGTAGTAGGGACTGTGAATGAACCGTTTGCCATTGAATGACCTCCTTAGTAGTTTGAAATGAACGCCCACCCTGTATTTACTCCGTTAACATCGAGAACTTTAACGTTACCTAAGTTTATCTCCTGTGTTGCACGAAGTTTCTTAGTAACTGTCTCGTCTCCGTTTAACCAGAAGACTTTCTCGTATTGACCATTATTAGAGTAGTAACCTGCGAACTCTGTCGGCGAAATCATCGTGTAACCAATTTCGTTTTTATTCGCGTCTAACTGAGAAACACGGATACCGTTGATGTTTAATTGGATGTTCGTGTTATACAATTCTCCAGTTGATAAAGTCCAAGGAATCGGTACGTCCCCTATATTAACCATTATACCAGAGATAATTGCCTCACATGACTTACCAGCCGTTATACGAAGTCTAACCTTACCCTTCGTCGGAGTGAATGTCATGTAAGAAGCTTCGAAACCGTCGGTTACTTTGGCGTTGTTATTATTTAACTGCGTAACAACAACCCATGTTCCTGCATCGTTCTGCTCTAGTATCTCGATATTGAATCGATGGTCTACTAGGTTTGCTCCGCCCGTGAACTTATCTAAATACCAACTAATCGCGTAAGGTTGGTTAGGTATAGTCGATAAGTCCTGACTCATAGACTTCGGTTTCGTGTTATCTGCTTTGAACTGGAATCCTTTACCGAACCCTAAACTGTCTAATAACGCTGTTGCGACCACTGTAGGGATGTTATACGTGTTTGGCATGTCTACAAACCAGAAGTCCATACCAGCAAAACCGATAGAGTTATTAACAATGTTCATACCACCAGTAGCTAAGAATCGTGCAGCCCACGCTAGAGATGTTTGCTCTAAATCAGACTTTGTTACATATGGGGTGAAATCTAGCTTGTCTATGTTTTTCTGGATTCTGTCGTCTACGTCATGAGATAACTTGTCAAGCTCATTTTTTGATGCTAGTCCAGATAAATCCGATGCATTGGCTTTTTCTTTAAGACCTAACTGGTATTCGATAGAATTGATTACAGTACTTGTAATAGCTTTATCTGTAATCTTTTGCTCCGCATTAGAGATTCGTTTTTGCATAGCAGGTACAAGGAATCGTGTATCTTGGTTGACTGTTGCTAGGTTTATACCGTACTTGTACTTACCTGTCGAAATCTCTGGTGTCCAGTTCGGGTAGGCTACGGTTACTGCATTGGCTTTTGGTAGTAATTCTAAGATACCTTCAAACTCTACTTCAAGCGCAACTGGAGTGTCTAGTAGTCCTACGAACTGATATGGTTGACACTTGACTCTCTCTTGGAATGATGGAGAGATATCCTTAGGAGGTTTACCATCGTTTGACTGATATTTTCTATCTAAGTTTGTGTCACCAATAGGAAACCACACCTTGACTCCAGAGCCTTTATATGGACTATTCACAGATGTACCATCACATAACTTCCAGCCCAAGAAATAAGACTTAATCTCGTCTGCTGTAGGGCTTGCGTAAGCTCTATCGAAACCTGTATCTAAGTCGTTGACGGAAACGATTAACTCGTTCTTATTAGCGTCAAATGTGAATTGGTTAGGTGCGTTAGTATCTTGTCTAGATGCCATGTAAAATCCGTTCAAGTCTGCCATCTGCGCTAGGTTCTGTGAACTAGGTTGATAAGGCATTACTGCTGTTGATTTGAACCGTCTATAGAAACTTAGATTACCTTCATGCCATGATGAGTTAGTACCCGCAACTACCATAACGTTTTTTAGTCTAAGTGTTTTTCCTCTAGAGCCTTCTACGCGTGGGAAGTAAACTCGCCACATACATTTCTGCGCTTTTGCAGGTACAGTCATTGTGTTTACAATTCTGTTCCAAGAACCTGCTGTTGTTGCTACAGACCTCTGGCTCTCATACCACCCATTACCATCATCAAACCAGAACGCAACATAAGCGTCAGTTACATCGCAGTTGACATCGACGGATATAGTTAGCTGTTCGCCATTTGTAAAGTTATGAAGTCCTTGGTCGTAACCTCCAATCTGGAAGAATGAATCGCTAGGATTTGTGCAAACAAGGTTTACATAGTTACTAACGAGGGATGCGGTAGAACCACCATTCCTGTTAGTTTGGTTAGATGGTAACGAGTTGTCGTCAAATAATCTAGGATATACCCCATTACCGCTAGAGTATACGACCTTATTCTGTGTACTAGTACCTGCTCGGCTGTCGAGTAAACTCCAATTTTGCTTATCATCTAATGGAAGGTCTTCCCAGTACTTTTCTTTAGTAGCTACCCCGTTCTCGTTCCAGTAGAATCTATCGACATATCCGTACATCCCATGAAACTTACCAAAAATAGTAAGCTGTGTACCGTTGTAGAATGTAGGGTTTGTTACAGGTCTAATACGGTTTCCAATGTCGAAATACCCTTCATTTGGAGAAGGTGAGTATTGAATTGTACGTCTGATGTCTCCATCAGCTATTTTCATGTTGCTAATCGTTAGTGTACCCTTCATGTTATCGCAGCGCATGTTAACTGAGATGAATGATGCTGTACCTGATGGGACTGTACATAAATCTGTGTAGACACCTCTAGTGTTATTTGTAGAGAATGTCGTTGTTGATGCGATGGCTGGGTATGGGTTACTACCTTGCATATACATCGTACCTGCAATCTCTCCGTTTGCATCAGGAGTTATCTCCCATGAGAACATTACCGTATGTACCTTCCCTATCATGCTTGCAGAGTTACCATCAGCGAAATCGTAGATGTTCTTTGTTTGGTTTGGTCTGTTTTCTCCTACTACTGTCTGTGCAGTCTTTGTACCCTTAAGGATATTGATGCCACCGATTGTACGCGCATCTGCTGTTCGACCGTTAAACTCTGGTAAACCTAATGTAGCGATAGGTGGTGTTACAGTTGTAGTAGGATTTATAAGAGTTGCAGTATCGTAGTTACCTACTTGACTAATTGCTCCGATAGTTTCCTTCTGCATCTTCAATGTCTCTTGCTCTGTAAACTCCTTTTGTCTATCCTGCACTTCGATTTCGAATAATGCGTAGAAGTTATTGTAGTCATTCCATATCTTATTCCATACCGCCCTGTCTGGGATAGCTACAATCGCTCCAGACGTCGTATCCCACGCTTTAGGTGTAAAACCACTCAAGTATGTTACAAGAGCTGTGTACGCGTCTCCTAGCTTCTTATAGTTAGGGCTCTTCGTTGTATCTAACCCTAAGTTTCGAGCTTGTTGACGTAATGCGTATAATTTACCCTTACCGTATCCTGCTGTATCAATCTGTGCGATAGTTGCTGGAGTGTCTGTTGGGTTGTAGTAAACGCCTGTGATATCTGCTAATGATGTACGTACTAAACTTCTCTCGAAACGAGTTAATTTAGAATCGTCACCTAAAGAGTTTACATTTGTGTTAAGGTCGTCGATGTCACGTTGAGTATCCTCTGGAGCAGGAATCCAGTTTACTGCTACTTCACCTTGTACTAGGATAGGGCTCGTAGTCTGTAACTTAAGGCTAGCTGCTTCTAAGTCTGCAACCTCGACACGCATTTTACTACCAGCAGTATTCATGGCATCTACAATATCTATTGTTACATAGAACTGCTTCCACTCCGTTGTAACTTGACCTATGATACTTCCGTTTACTGCTGCATTTTCACAGTAGAATCGTAAATCTTTTGATACTCCTGTAGCGCCTGTTAGTCTAGCAAGTACACAATATGTAACTTTATCTCCTTTTTTAACTACTCCACGTGTGAATAGGTTTTGGCAAGCGTAATCGACACTCCCCCAGTTATTACCCGTCTCGATGATGTATGTACCTTGGTACTGGTTATTTGTTCGGGCTGCTCTATCGAACGACCAACCTCCACCTGTACAGTCACGAGAGTTTAAGAACAAGTTACGGATGTTGAAGTCTAGGTCTTTAGAAGACACTTCCCACTTGTTATTTAAGAAGATTTTAAGTTTACCTTCTTTTGTGTCGAACCACATCGTACCGTTTCTAGGGTTTGCTGGCTCTTTGTCTGATACAGTGATGTCTCGTAAGTTAGCTACTGTGATGCTTCCTGTAGCAACTGCTGGAGTTTTATATGCACAGAAGAACGTAGCTCTATCTTTCACATCGTTTACAGATGCTTGGAACGAATCACCAATATTTACATGGCTACTATTCCACGCAGCATCCGCAGCAGTATCATCCGATACACGAGTCCAGATAATATCCTTCAATGCTGCTTGAGCTGTGACGTCTTCCGCACCTTTATAAATCTTAGCGTAGATTCTTGTATCGATATAATCGTTTACGAAGATTGTACCATTCGTAGATGATACTTCTACACGGTATGGAAGATTTGATAGCGTACCATCAACCTTCTCGTTTACTTTCTCTAGCTCATTCTTAATCTCTTTTTGTTCTTCCTTTGTAGCCATTTTTGATTCTAGGTTTTGTACCTGAGATGTTAGCTGTTCAGAACTAACTTTAAGAGTTAAAGAATTAAACAGTTGTGTCAGCACAGAACTTTGTCGAAGCATCTCTTTACTTGTGTAATTAACTGGATTGTCTACCGCTTCTTTTAATCGTGCTTTAATAGACTCTTGGATAGATGAAGCGAACACAATTTCGATATCCGCTAGAGAAGTCACGTAGTTTGTAATAGCTTTGTTGATATCGGACTTCTCTTGAGCTGTTAACACTCCGTCTGTAATAGATGCATCGATAACGTTATGTAGAGCTTGGTGATATCCATCTATTTTGTTCTTAGCGTTCTGTAAAGGAACTTTAGATGTGTCACCGATGAACGGGTCAGCCATAACCTCATCGTACTTACCATCAACTACAGATTTAAGTACATCAATGTTTTGGAGCTTTTTATTTAGTTCTACTTTACGTGCATCTGTTACTTGACCATCTGGGAATCCAGAGCCAATGAATGTACGTAAATCTTCTAATGCGTTTTTAAGGTCAGCGATGTGAGTCTTGATTTCCGCTAGTAATCTCTCTTGTGCGCCTTTTACTTCGTCAAGGTCAATCTCGTATGTGTCCTTCTCAACTTTTGTCTCCAAACCACCTTCCACGGCTTTAACTGTGATAGAAATTTTACTCAACGTGTCATTTATTTCTTTAATAGCGTCATCGTAGTCTCCGCCTCCGTTACCGCCTCCAGCGCCAATCTCTTTACCATCGACAAGGACACCTTCTTCGGTAATCTCGAACTTATGTTTTGGATTCTGTAATAGGACGTTACCGTTTGGAAGGATTTCCATAGAAGACTGGTCGTAAGACTCTTCTTCTGGGTCAGTCGTATCGTTCTTCTTCACAATAGAGAAACTACCATCTGGATTCATTTGCTGATATGTAATACCATGACGGTCACCTTTTGTATGACGACTACCTACACGGAATGTACCGTCTGATTTGATGAACACAGTGAATCTATGGTCATCGTAGATTCCTTGGTGTACATATAGAAGTGTCGGTGCTTTAGGAGACTCTGGCTCAATTAGCTCACCATTAGCGTATCTTGAGCTCGGTAAATCCATGTAGTCAAATGCACCATCTTGTACATATGCGTTCTCTTGGTCTGTATCGGTAATATACAAGAATGTTTTACCTGAGAAAGTGACTTCACGGTTACCACGTCCATCTATATTTTCATATGTCATAGAAGGATATAGATTAAATAGCTGCCATAGTTCACGTTGTACAATCTCTTCGGAATCGTCTCCGCTTGTCATTGTTGTACGAGTTAGCATTGACTGGTTATCGTTCTCTCCGTAGATGTTGATTACGATAGGGTTGTCTACTTGACCTTCTAAGAATCCTATAAGGACTGTAGAACCAACTGTAACTAGCGTGTTAGTTCCGTAGACATTACCATTTGCTGTACGTCCACCGAAAGCTATAGGTAGTTTAGCAGAGAACTTACCATTGTCATTAGGATTTTTAGTTGTTGAGTTTTTGTGGCGAGTTGTGATTACATCAACCGTATTATATTTGTAGTTAACTTTAACGACCTTAGCAAAAGAAAGAGTAACAATATTGCTACCCTCTTTGTAAAGTCTTTTTACATCTTTACCCAATTGCGCTTGTATACGTAATGGGCTTAATGGTGTTTCGAATTCGCTCATGTAGTTATTCCTCCTTTTTCTTAATTATAGCATTGTTATCCTACAAACCGTCTTACGTGTCCGTTGAACACCTTTTGCCAATATGAGCTGTTTAGGTCTTCCTCCTTGATGCCGTTACTACTCTGCGAGCCTATGAACTTACCATTACCCGAATAGATAACGATATGACCATCCGATTTGTAGGTATCGAAATAGATTATGTCTCCCTCCATTAACTGAGACATCGCCGCCTTCTTATCTCCTCCTCGCGGACTAACTACTTGCAACCTTGAATCCTTAGCGATGGTATCTGTTGTCATTCCCGTAGCCCCACCGTTAAGCTGTACTCCGTGTAGGTTATAGCACCACCATACGAATGAAGAACAGTCAATCTTAATCGGAGAACCTAAGAACGGATTGTTACCAGAACGTCCGCCACCGAATACGTATACGGAAGGTTTAGATGTCATCTCTCGTGCAGTAGATAGGGCTTGCATTGCCACAGCGCCACCAGCGCCTCCACCCATACCGCCGCTTCCAGTATTTCCAGTTCCTTGTCCCATAGCTTCTCTAGCTTTCTTTGCTTTCTCTAGTAGAGTTGCTACAGTATCTTCACCTAAGTATCCGCCTTTGAAGTCTTCTGATTTACCCCATAAGTTACTGAAACGTTTCTGTCCAGAGTCCTGTAAACCTCTTGTTACTCCTAATATAGTGGAATAACCACTTGTAAAGGAGAACTCGTGTTGAATGGATTCTACGTAGAATTCCCATGTTGTTTCTTGTTCGAAATCTTCGTATAGTAATCTAGTACCTACACGGAACATTGGGTTACCAAGAACACGGATATCGCCACTGTAGAAGTTAGGGTTCTCGCAGTACCAGTTAAATAGTCTATCTGTGAAGTCTTTTAACTTTACATTGTCCGCACTTTTCTCATTCGTTGTAGCACCGTTTACGTCACCTGTAGCAGCCTTAACAATCTGAGTATAGCTATCAGAATTCCATGTGTTACTTTGAAGAGCATCTACAATGCTGTTTGTCATGGATTGTGTCATCGTCGGGAATGCCGACTTTATCGCCGCACTCAACTGAGATTTGTTCTTACGTATTATCTCTGGGTCTTTAAAGTTATTACTTGACAAGAAATCATCGACCTGAGAAAACGATGGTTGTGCGGATGGTGTTGTAGCTGGTGTTGTGGCTGGAGTAATTGTCATAGGGGTAGGTGTTGGCATACCGCCTGTGCTCCCGCCTGTAGCAGGTGTACCGTTTGCTGCTTGACCATTGTTTTGTCTTGCTTTATCTGCGGTCATTAAATATCTATTCTGAGCATCTAATCTCTTATATCCATATTTCTTGATAAGCTCTGGATGGAATCGAGGATATACACCTAAGTCTAAGCTTGTGTACTCTACGATGTTAGGAGCTTCTACTACGTACACTGAGAATGCTTCCACATCATTTTTACCGACTGACTCCTGTAATACGATATCACTTGTGATAGAATACGATGGGAGTTGATTCCAGTTATCAGGGTCGAATGGAGTTGGTCTCATCAATGCGATACATCTACCATCTTTAGTGAAATCAAAGTATAATTCATTAAATGGTTTCGCTGCGATGTCCTCTAAGAACTGTCTTAAACTACCTTGATAGTTGACGAATGGTGATGGGTCTTGTAAGGACTCTGCGTCTTCCCAGCTCTTGAATTCATGTGTGAAATAGTCTTGTAATCCTTTACCGTCGTTGAATGCATACTGGGCATATTTATACAAGAATCTATCCATTAGTTCGTTAGCGATACTAGCAGCAGATTTACCAGAGAAATGTAATCCTTGCTCTGTACCATCTGGTAACCAACCAAGGTCTGGGGCTAATGCAGCGAACTGTTGAATTACACCTACTTGGAAATTGATTAATGCTTTTGTCATTGCTTGTCCAGTAATACGATATACAAGTGTACCGTTTGAGTACTCCCCTTCTTTTTTGATATCTGATATCATACCAACCATTATCCAAGGATTATCAGGTACTTTGTCTGTAACGTCTGGTATAGCTTTGATACGGATAAGGTCGTTTGCTCCGATTATCTTATCCCATTTATCTACGGCTGTAACAATCATAGAGAATGCGGGACTATCATCACCCATACTATTCTTGGTACTTAAACTAATGATTGCATTTTCGAAGCTGTCCGAAGATAACTGTTTCTTTGTATCGTATGTAATTTCGTATGAGGTATTTTCTGTAATTAGATTTACCTCAATTGTTGGATACCGTTTCTGTATTTGTACCATGCTTTACCTCCTTTTTAATTTAAAAAAGAGATGGATGGAATTACACCACTACCATCTCTCTAGAGAAGAACCCTAACATGTTTCCGACGTTTGTACCGACTTTCTTCATGTCACTAGAGCTCTTTATTTTGTCAGATACTTTTTCATCTCCTTTAACGTTGACGTTGATTGTGGCAGTTACATTACCAGAGCCCGAACCTGACGGTGCGCCCTTCATGATGCTTGCAATGTTTGTAGCCCAATCAGAGTTTGTTGCGTACCCAGCTTTATGCATCGCGTCAAGAGTTGTTCGACCTTTTCCGTAGTACTTATCGGCAATCCATTTCGCACCACCCATGATACCTCTCTCGGCGGCAGAACCCGAACCGTCTTTGAATTCGAAGGCACTTGCATATGGGCTGTCATCGAATGCACCGATTCCGAAGAAGTTACCCTTGTCTCTAGCGATTTTAGATGTACCCCAAGCAGACTCCTCAGCCGCATGTGCGATTAAGTAACGTGGGTCAAGTCCAGTTTCTTGTCCAGCTTTTAAGAATACCGCACCCATACCGCGCATCATTGAGCCTTCTGGCGCTTTAGAGTTAATCCAACTGTCTAAGTCTTCGGCTGTTAGCTTCTGGTCTGTTGTGCCTAAGTCATGTTGTGTCAAGTTACTATTTGACCATTTCTGACCATCTGGTAAGAACTTCAATGAACCTCCACCAGTGAAGCCGTTAATACCGTTAGCTCCACTAGCACCTCCAGCGCCACCCATACCCATGATACCGTTCTGCGCTCTAGCTTGAGCAAGTATCTGCTCTGCCTTTAACAACATACGTTCATATAGGGATAAGTTCTCGCGTTCGTAAGCAAGGTTGTCCGTTTTCTTACCTTCCGTTTGCTTTTTCGTGTTCGTGTTTTCTTTATCTACCATGTTTGTAATCTGGTTGGCTGTGCCTCCCATATTAGGCATTGTAGTTACGTCAACTGCACCATTAGCGTTAGGCATGGTTGAAACGGATGGAGCTCCTGTGACGTTAGATGTGTTCGTAGGTGCTACTGTAGGCTCGCTAGTCATCTCTGCTGGAGCTGTATCTTTAGGTTCATCAGAATCGAACCAACTACCGATACCTCCGCCGACAGAACTACCTAATAGACCTCCTAGAAGCCCACCAGCTATACCAATAGCGCCTCCGACTAGTGTACCAGCCCCCGGAATTATTGAACCTGCTGCTGCACCTGCTGCCGCTCCACCAAGGATACTACCACCGATACCACCTACTGCGCTTCCTGTTGCTTCTCCCTTCTTCTCATCTGGTGCAGAAGTAATTGTACTGTAAGCGGATAGTGCTGCAAGAGGTAGCATAATCTTATTAAGACCTTTAAGAGCTACGCTATCTTTTAACCCACCTTTAAATAGGTTAGGGAAACTATTAGCTGCTGCCGCTCCACCTGCCACTGTTGCTCCTGCTGCAAGTGCTTCTCCAGTACCTAAGTTAGGTAATCCACCAGCTCTAGCGCTAGGGTCGAAGAAGTTCTTGATACCGCTAAAGATACCGCCGTTGTTAGCACCTTGATACTGTCTGGTTGCACCGTTAGATACACCGCCTGTAGATGGTACTACACCTTCTGCAAATGTACCTTGTGATGCGGCAGCTCCTGCACCTGCGGCTGTACCAGCGCCACGACCAGCACCACCTACACCGCCACCAGCGCCTCCGCCTCCGTTACCGTAAGTTTGGGCTAGACCACCACGAATCATCCCAGCGCCTCTAAAGGCTACTGCTGCGGCTAACATAGAAGCTGTGAATGCTCCTACGGCTACGACTGCTGCATATAACGGAGCTGGTAATCCACCTAGAGCTGCGTTGGCTTTACGAACGGCTTCACCCATATCGTTGATACCTACAGCTTGTTTAGCGGTTACTGACTCACTCTGACTGTCTGTAGCTGCGCTTGACTTCTCGTAGTTTTCTTGACGTTTCTTAGATTCTTTAGCACCTTCCTTAGCGCTATCCTTCATGATTTTATCGATATTGCCTTTTGTAAGCTTACCTTGTTCCTTAAGCTTGAATAACCCTTCTGATTGCTGGTCACTCATATCGATACCCATGCGGTGAGCTAATGATGTTAAAGCTTCAATTTGTGCGTCTCGACTACCTCCACCTTGCGCCATAGCTGCATCAATCATGGTGTTAACATTGTCAACGTTTGATACTCCTTGCTCCATTTGCTTACGCAGAGCACGACGTCCTTCCATACCTTGGAACTTCGTACCTTGACCGAATAGTACACGTAGAGATGGGTCATCGAATCCTTTACGGATACCTTCATCCATACTCGCCATTAACGCTCCACCCTTACTACCTTGGAGTGCGCCTACACCAGAACCTGCTAAAACAGATTGTAGTCCTACTGTTCTCATCATGTCCTGAGAAGAGATAGAACGGTTCTGTGACATACCATTCAAGATACCGTCTAAGGCTTTAAGCTGGTCTTTTTCTCGACCTTCCATACCAGATTGTTTTATCGCTCCTAAGAACGCATTCTGGAATGATTTAGTTTGAAGACCAGATAAACCACCACTACGGTAAGCGGTGTTGAAGAAGTCTTTCGTTTCTGATGCATCGATACCTGTTGCTCGACTAAATGTAGCTTGTCCTTCCATCGCTGATGTCAAGTCTTTGCGGTTTGTGAAACCTTTAGCTGTTAAATAGCTTTCTTGGAATCCTAACATCTCTACGCCTGTGAATCCTAGTCTATTTTTAAGACCTGCTTCCATAGCGTTGTTACGGACGTTACTTCTCCAAGAGCCACCAGCTTCACCAGTTTGTTGTCCGATGTAAACTTCGTTACCGCGCATCTCTCTACTTAACGAACCACCTTGGTTATAAAGCTTACCTACGGCGGCTGTTACTGCTCCCATTACTGCTAGTGCGATAGCTGGAGCACGTTCATAAGCCATACCTCTCCAAGTACCACGTTCTGGTTTCTTTTCTACACCTTGTAAGGATTGATTGTATCGTTCCATGTTAGCTGTAGTCTCTTCCAGAATTTTGTTCAATTCAGAACGAGCAGACCACTCTCTATCTAATGCTGCAATATTCTCTTGCAATTTACTACGCTTAGTGATATCATCTTGAGTAGCATTAGGTTTCCTCTCGATGTCAGAAATTTGTTGAGCAAACTTCGTGATATCTGTTGAGATTTGTGTTAACCTAGTAACGTTAGCATCTTTATAGTTACGATAGTCTACACGTGAAGTGTTCAAGTCTTTCGTGAAGTTAGATGCTTGTTGATGTGACATATAGTTAGACGCACTTGCTCTACGAGATAAACTCTCTGCACGTCTATCCAGCTTCTTCGCTTCTTTAATCTTTTTAATAACATCGTCTAATTCCCCAGATGTTTTTCGTGTCTCATCTAAGACACCTTGAACAACTTTCTTCGCTTCACCTAAATTCTTCGTATCAACGTGCATGATACCTTTTTGCTGGTAGTTCGTTTGGAAGTTCTTAGAGTATGTTTGACCAAAGCGCGCCATGTCGTTTTGAGCTCGTCTGATACTGTCTTGCATACGCTTCATTTCACGTTGTTGGTTCTTGATGAAGTTTTGATATTCCTTCTTGGTGTTCATGTTAAGACCTGTGCGTTTCTTTAACTCAGCAGACTGGTCTTTGTTTAACATCTTGTTAGAGGATGTCTTGATTTGTCTATCTAAATCTTTTAGCTGCTTTTGAAGATTTCTATATTCTTGAGCTGCTTGTTTTGCTATACGCATTGCATCTAACATGTCTTTGTTAGAAGTGGTACGACCTTTTCCTTCACCTTTTTTACGAAGTGAATCAATATCGTCCATAGCTCGTTTAACTTTTTCTAAACCAGACATGGCTTGCGATATATCGGCGTTTACATCAAAAATAAACGATTCTCTATTAGCCAAACTTTTTCACCTTCCTTTTATTTAAAATAAGGCAGGAAGCTTGCGCCCCTACCCCTAAAGCATTGTAAACTCATCATCCTCATCTTCGAACATTGCGATTGCTTTATCCATCGCAGCTTTATTAAGTGGATTGTATCCCTCGTCAGACTCACCAGCAAGCTCCGTATCATCGATAAATCGTTTACCAGATGGTTTGCCCTCAGTAAGTTCTTTCGCTCGCTCTTCGGCTTTTGCAAGCTGTCTAGCGATGTGTGCAGATACTTCCGACTCACGACTAGTCATGCCGCCATTTTCGATATGCTCGTTGTAGTCCTCAAGTCCGTCGAATCGACCTGCAAGGTCTTTTCTATCTTTCTCGGCAGTAAGAGCTTCAACTTGTCTAGCAATCTCGTTAGGGTCGTGACCGTCTTTAAGTACTTCCCATTCACCGACAGGTTTGTTCCATACTTCGTCTTCGAATGATGAATCGTAATGGTCTTCTTCACCAGTAACTCCGCGTCTTGCTCGTTCGATTTCACGTGCATCTTCTGTCATAGAGTAAAGCATTAAATCTACCTGTAAATCAGATAGTTGCCTAAAGCTCTCATCAGTTGGTAGTGTCTCGAACTTTGTAAGCAGCGCCCACAGATTTCGCATATAAGGAACACGTGCTAATTGTTTTAGCCCTCCGTGTTTCTGAATACTATCTGCGAAATGAATTTAGCCATTTAGCATAATCAACCCCAATCTCGTAAAGTACCTCTAGGTTATAAATCTCTTCATCATTTTTAAGGTAGTCTGGGATATCTTGTCCGCATATGCGAATCGCAGCTAATGTTTGGAACACTGTTAAGAAATATTGTGATTGATATGTATTCATGCCTCCTAAGTAACCAGATGTCATCGCTTGGATACGACCTACTTCGATTGCGTTAGGTGCTTTAATTTTAATTGTGAAGTGTAAGTCATAGTCTGGTAAATCATATGTTTTGATAAACACATCGTTCTTACCACGGATAATTCTATCAATGATATCACGCTTTTCTTGCTGTTCTTGCGCTTCTCTTTCCTCTCTTGTCGGCTGCTCTTGTAAATGAGCAATCTCACTTTGCACTGTATTTGGGTCTAAATTCATTTTATTACCTCCTAGTTTTCTATTAATAATATAACACTTGTCTCATAATTTAATTATAACATAGAAAAAAGACTACCCATTTTTCGGGCAGCCTTTATGTACTAGTTTAAGATTGTAACGTTAACTGTTTTTCGTCCCCAGTCATTCGATACTTTGTTGTTTGGCATTAATACATCGATGCGGTTACCTTTGATTGCGCCACCAGTATCTAGTGCCATTGCCTCTCCGTAACCTTCTACATATACTTTAGAACCTAATGGAATTACTCGTGGGTCAACTGCGATTACTTTTGCGCTAGGATTTGCTGTTAAATTAAATCCTGTTGCTGTTTTAACTACTCCACCGTATGTACCACCATTCTCTGCTGGGTCTGCTGTATAAGCTGTTGCGACCACTGTAATTGTTTTACCTTGTGGTTTTGCTTTTTGTACCTCTTGTTTAGGTGCAGCTTGAGCCTTAGGTTGTGGTTGCTTATTTGCAGCTTGTACATTATCTCTAGCTGCTTGCTCTGCTCTAGGAGATACTTCACCCATGTCACCTTTCAGTAACGTTAATAGGTTAATATTTTGTTGTTCAGAACCTACATAATTCTGAATACCGTAATCTGCTGCTAACTGTGCTCGACTATCAAACGAGTGATTCTCACCCTTCTGGTATAGATAATCTACTACACTTACTTCCTCAGCTTTTGCATCGTGACCTCCTGCTAATAGTACTCCTGCACCGACTACCAATGTAGCGGCTAATGTCCTTAATGTTTTCATAATATCATGACTCCTTCTCCAAGTTTTTTATGTATTCTATTCTAATGTAACACATATACTAGTAGTTTTCCTTTTTGTAAAGGAATTGTAATAGTTGTGTAAATATAACGAAATGGAAGAGTGAATTGTGAAAACATTCTGTAAATAAAAAAGAGACTAAATTAATAGTCTCCTAATTATGCAGAACGAACGTTTGCTGATGTCAAGAAGTAGAATCGAGCAGACTCTGAACTGATTTCACCAACAGATACAGATTCACTGTATGTATCGATTGAGCATCCACGGTAAGCGATAACTACTTCGGATGTGATGTTGTCGTATAGTACGATGTCCATGATATCCATTTGTAGTACTTCTTCACCTAAAGCCGCGAAGCCTAAAGCTGCTAAGTTTTCTTTACGCATACGGAAACGTTCTACCGTAACAGTACCTTCGTAACGTAAGTAAACGTGCTCTTTTGGCATGATAGAACCAATCTCGTAAACACCTTGAGTACCGAATGAACGCTCTGAACTGATAGACTGAGCACGAGCAATCGGAACGTTTTTAATCATGAAATATACGGTATTTGCTGATTGGACTGTTTGGTTAGCTAAACTTGCCATATATCAATCACTCCTATTTTATTATGGTAGAGAGGGCGAACCCTCTCTGATTATGCAGACATTTTGTTATCTTTGTAAGAAAGGAATACGTTGATGTAATCCAATCCACGAGATGGTTGTACTACGATGTTGATGATTGCAGTATTACCGTCGATGACAACTTGGATGTCTTCTGGGTTGTAGTCTACGATTAATCCGTCTACGCCTTTTTGAACGTCTAGGAATGACTCAACACGGTTCTTGATGATTGATGCTGATGTGTTCTTGATACGAGTACCAATGAACTCTTCATCAAGGACTGTACGTAAGTCTGTTGTCAAGAAGTCAGATGTTTCACCAAGAGACATACGGTTCTGAACGATATCCTCAACGTTGTTGTAAGTTGTTGGGTCAGACGCAATTCGGAACGTAGACTCATCACGATTTCTGCGGTAGAACGTCATGATTACGCCTGTAGAATCTAATTGGTCTAATTGGTCGTCAGAGAACTTAAGGTTTAATGCATCGATGTTCATTTTCTTGTATGTCATTGGAACTCCGATTTGTAGTCCAGATGCTAGACCTGCTACTTGAGCTGCGTACATGTAAGCTGGAGCTTTGTATACGCGACCATCCGCCATACGACGTGTTACAGAGTCACCGACTAAAGCTACACGTGGGTTTCGAATCGCTGCTTGACGAGCACGTAACGCGTCAAATGATTCCTCAATACCTCCACCAACGAATCCTCGTAGTTGGTTACCTGCGCTTGATTCAGAACGTAAGAAGTGACCTAACTCAGCATGGATAACTTCATTTGCTGTTAATGGAACAACGTAGTATCCACCAGAGTCTGCTACAGATGCGAACAACTTAGCCCATGAAGCAGGTGGAGCTTTTGTCTCTGCACCAGCAAGACTTGTTACAGGGATAGTAGCTGGAGCTGGTTTTGTTAAGTCGATGTCTAAAGATACGTATCGGTCATTAGCAAGTGTTAACGCTAAGTCTGCTGATACTGCTGTTACTGTTACGTCCTTATCTTTCGCAAGTGGTGTTGCAGCTAAAGCGTCTAAGTAGTTAGTAGAGACATTTTTGTAACCACCTAAAGAGTTCATTACTGCTTTGAAATCTGGTAGGTTATTAATATCGTTTACTAGTACGTTAACGTCTTGATAGAAACCTTCACCTAACTCGTATGTACGAACTACAGCCGCTGTTTCTTTATCAGCACCAGCTTTTAGTTCAAGCGTTTTAGCTTCTTTAGTTTGAGTATCTACTTTTACTTCGATAGATGCATAAGCTAGAGAACCTGTGTATTGAACTGCAAAGATGTTACCGATGTTATCGTAAGTCTGCTCGTAACGCTCTCTTGTGAAGTAGACGTTGAAACGTTTAGACTTTGTGATTGTGTTGTCCTCTAATGAGATTTGGATACCGTTTGCATCTGCACCGTAAAGCTTAGATGTGAATGTGTAACCATCTTTCACTAGTTTTGCTTGTGTTGCTTCATCAGAACGAACAGCATAGATTTTACCTGCTCCGCCTAAGTTGACTGATGGATTCCAAGCCATCTCGATAGCATCTACTAGTTCTCCGCCACGGAAGATGTTTCGTGCTTGTGATAAGTTTGTTACTACTTCTACTTTGTTTGGTTCTCCGCCTGTAGCAGAACCGATTAAAATTAACGGTTTTTCACTACGAACATTTGCAGAACCTAAAGCTGTTGAGTCCAATGTAACTTCGGTACGTGGACGTTTTCTATTGAAACCATATGAAACTGCCATATATGTAATCTTCCTTTCTAATTGGTTATTTTAAATTGAAATGCTTTTTAAGAGCTTCTAAGAAAATCTCTTCATCTCTTTGGTAATGCTGCCCTGCCATTAGCGCTTTGAATCCTGCTAACTCTACATCCGACAGCTCGTACACTAGTTTTACAGAGTTTAAAAACTTATCGATATGTACGTAAGGTTTTAATGGCTCGGCTTGTACTTCTTTCTTTGTGGCTTGTTTCTCTGCCATGTTAGCTTCCTCCTAACTTTCAACATCTAGTTTTGCCTTTAGGACTAACTCCTTAATGCTATTTTCGATTGGAACGTCTAAGCTATAAGAAGTGACGTATTTAACAAGTGTCTCTCTCCCATATAGAATCTCTGGAGTTTCTTCACCTGTGTTTGTATTTACTTCCTCAATTTGACCAAACTTGATACCTTGTAAAAGATTGTTTGTTTGTTCCTCGGCTGTACTTCTCATATAGATAAGAACGGCTTTTAAAAGAAGGTCTAAACATCTAACGGTATTCATATTGGTTGACAAGACCAAGATTGAGTAGTATTCTGTAGTAGTAAAACCAGACCTAACACCAAACTCTCCTTTACGAGACTCCTTGGTTGATAGTTCCTCGTACCAAACTACAAAACCACCTAATCCTTCGAGGTCTGGACTATACTTGAAGTAGATTCTATTACCCTCGTAAGTGATATTATCTTTATTAGAGAAGGTGATACCTTCTACAGATGACAGAGAAGCAACTGGCTTTTCTAATTCAAAATACATTCGATTTGATAGCGCATCTACTTGTACATCGGCTACTTCGCGGATTAGTCCAAGTGATGGGCTAGGATATGTACTTTCTAGGTTTCCGATACTAGGATTTGTTTCTTCTCCTTCGCGTAAACCGATATAGATTGCCCCTTGTAAGTGCTGCTTGTCCTGCGGCATAGTATATACGATTGGGATTTCCCTTGGAACTGGATTATACCTCTCATCGTACACATATGCTTTTATAAAAGACTCACGAACATTAGGCTGTACTTCCTTTAATAGTTCCTCTATAATATAGCGGTTCGACAATAAAATTCCTAATGTCTGTTCAACTTGCGTATAAATATATGTATCGATACTAGATAGCATCTCTCAACCCTCCTCCTATTGATTTTTCATATTGTATTTCATAAGTCTATTTACATTGGCAACGAATGTTTTTGATGTATTACTAACGGTTACTCTATCACGATTGATAATCCAACTATTCGCAGGTGACTTATCTGATACGGTACGGAATGCGATGTAGTCATGTCGATTCGTACCAGAACGTATTTTCGTAATATTATTAGAGCGTGGCGTGTAGTTCAGCATGGATGCATCAGATGTTTTTCTGTTGTCGTACATGTAATCAGATATAACAGTCTTACGTTGGCTAGGAGCTATATCTATCGCTCTCAACTGCTCGTACATCCTACGAGACATACCACGCGCTCTGCGGCGTATAGGGACGGTTAAATACCATCCTCCACCTTTTCGGTTCTTACGTTTACTACTACGTGCGAAATAAGGCTTAAGGTCGATAACTCCTAAACTATTTAAACGGTTCTCTGTAAGCTCTAGATATTTAGGTTTTCTCTTGAGTTCCATACCATCAGGCAGGTTACGTGCTAAAGATTTAGCAGTTTCATCAAGAGCATTATTGACAAGATTATTTCCTAGATTATTCATAGCCTTCTTCATGTTGGCTTCGCTTTGGAATATCTTAGGACGTTTCTTAGCCATTAACCCATACCTTTAAAGAATCCGTTGTAACCGTTAGTGTTAAGACCTTTCTTCGCATCAAAGATGTCTTGGATATCTCTATCATTAACTCCTGATTCGAATGCCTCTTTATCGATAAATAAGTCCTCACGTTTTAGTAATAGCTTTTGATATGCGTCATGCTGCGAGTAATCCATATCACGTACATATCGGTGCTCTTTCAATAGGTCTGCTACTAAGTATCGCAAAGTAGTTTCGACGTTAAGAGAAATGTTCATACCCTTCAAGTGTTCACTAGGGTATATTAAATTCTTCTTGTAATCGATTTTAAAGTCAGAACCCTCGAATAGTTCACCATCTACAGACATAGCTAGTTCAACTTTCTTCACATCGTACACCATATAGAACCCATTCTTGATTCTTCTATCTGTTACATCAAAAATCATAGATTGCGAGATGATTGCATTCGTTACAGTGATTCTATCCCTAAATGCAATACGGTGTGACCTGTCAGGTGTTCCGATTGCTGTACCTGTATCCATAATACCTATATCCTCATTAATCGCCCCTTTAGCTTGTGATTGAATCATGATGCCAATCTCTTGAGCTGGTAAGAAGGCGATACCTCTGCCGTGACAAATAGGGCAAGTCTGGTCAGGCTGTCTTGTAGCTTTATCACGACAAGGGCATAGGTATGATTTTTCCCACAGTATTTTTTGTGAGAAGTTATCAATATGATTATCTAGGTCAGGAAGCCTATGAGTAGCTTGGGCAATGCTTTGCAGTATCATTGGTTTCTCTGCCATAAAAACCCTCCTTAAATGATTCCTAAGTTAATTCCGTAGAATGATTTTAATCCTCTAACTAAGTCTTCGATATCTCTGTCTAGCTGCATGATATCGGCAGATGCTCCACCATACATAGCAGACTGAGTTGTATCTATACTTTGAGAAATACCATCGATGTTTACGCTCATAGATGCAATACCAGCACCTACGATTAAACGTCCCCATTGTTGTAGAATCTCTTTTAGTGCTACTTTGATAACCAGTGTCCATAAGTCTGCTGGCATCTCGTACTCTCTTGAAACCCCTCTACGTTTTGGTGGGAGCATACCTGCTACATACTCTACGTGGAACATTTGCGGTGCATAGTTATTGCCGACTAAATTAGGAATACCTGCAATCATCGGGTAACCTGAGTATACCTGTGCTAGATTTAAACTTTGTCCTTGCTCTGATAGCATTAAAGTAGGCAACATCTCCAGTTGACCTTCTAGTTTATATACTCTCCACCACTTCGTAGGATAGTTGAATACTGTGCCTCCACCGTATTCTAATGTTACTTTTTCCATTTGTAGGACGGGTCTTTGTCTTGTTCTGATAAACATAAAACTTTCAAAGTCATTACGGTAGTAGTCATGATGCTCTCCGTTATATCGAGGTAATATTACGATGTCAAGCATCTTCTCTACTTGTGCAATAGCTTTCTCTAAAGAAGCCTCATAGAAGGCGTCAGGCATAGGTTGCTTCGTTCTAGGGTCTGTAACATCTATACCGAAATGATTCATCTTAACGGCGTCTACAGTGAACCCATAGTCTGCTAGAGTAAGCTCTTCGATTTTATCTAAATCGATTAACTTTTCGTTATTATGCTGGTATTGAGTCCCGTCTTGATGCATAGGATTGTTATACATCACTCATCACTCCTACTCCGCTTTTTTAGGTGCTGGCTTTGCTTTGGATTTAGGTGCTGCTTTTTGTTTAGGCTCTTCTTTAACTTCGGGAGCGATGTAAGTGAATCCACCGATATGTGCTAATGACTGTTCTTGTTCATCAGTCAAACCTTCTGCTTCACCTTTTTCATTAAATGTAACTTGTCCTAAAACTGTGGCAACTACCTTACCTGCTACGCGTTCTCCAATTAACATAAATAAATCCTCCTTAAATTTTGGTTTATATACATAAAAAGGAGCAGATATTTTCTCTGCCCCTATTCAGTTTTCTATTTAGTTGTCAAAGACTGTACCGCTTACTGGGAGTGCGGCAACCTCGTTTGTATCGTTTATCGGGAGTATATCTTTATTTTTAATGTCGTTGTATTCTATAACAACCTGTGATATACTCTATTTAAGGTATGAGGGCGCGAAGCCCTCGGAATGTCCTTACGACTTAGAATTAGTATTTAACTGTAACATCTGCTGCAAGAGCTGGGATGTATTGAACGTTTTTGATACGAACCCATTTCTTCGGAGCGTATAATGCTAATGCACCGTACCAAAGAACTGTGAATGTAGTTGTAGCGTTCATTTGAGCCAATGGTAATTTCATCATTGGTAGTAACTCTAGTAAACTCACAACGTTAGGAGTTAATTCACCTACGAATACGTCAGTAGTCTCAGGGATTACTTGGTTACGGTCAAGGACTTCGATTACACCTTGGTCATTTACTTTTGATACAGGAACACGAGCGATTAAGAAGTAGTGACCTGTTTCTGTACCTTCGCGGTATACAGAGATGAATTGTGGTTGCGCTTGGTATAGAGAAGCTAGTTTAACTTCAAGTTTAACCGTGTTGTCTTTTTTCGCAACTGCTGCTGTAACTGCCTCAGATGGTAATGACTCTGCATCATCAGAATGAACTACAACTTTGTAAGAATGAGTTTTGATGTCCTCGTCACGGAATCCACCTTTTTTGTCATCCACAATTGAAGCTACTACAGATGCTGGCGCTTGAGGAGCGTTAGGCTCTGGGTTACGACCTTCAAGTAAGATGTTATCATTCTCCATGATTGTTGAACCATGTAAGTTGATTGCACCACGAGTAGATAAGAATTGGTTAATAGAGAAACCAGTTGAGAATCCACCAGCAGTTGACGGTTGAATTACACGTTGACGGTCTAATAGATTATTCGTAAAGTCAGCTTGCACCCCTATCGGCATAAACGCATCAGTAGCGCGACCATAACCTTTACCTACAATAACTGCTGCTTTGTTTAAAGTAGCTTCGTCTAAACGAGCACCTTTAAGGTCGATTACGTTTGTATCTTGGTCAATCAGTTTATGTAAACCATCGAACTCAATACCTGCTTGTCCATCAGCCTCAGATGATAATGCTGCGTCACCGTAAAAAATAGCCCACTCGATAGATTTCGCAATAACCGCGATAGCATCTTCCGTTAAGATTGTCATTGGGTCTGCGATGTTGTTAACTAAACCAGCAGCAAGTGATTGTTGCTTAGTGTCAGATAAGAACTTCATTTGAACCGTTTTTTGACGGATGTTAGGGTCGTTGATAGAAGCTACTCCGACCTCACGTACGAAACGGCTGTGACCAGTACGACCATGTTGGTTGAATACTGCGTATTTAGCAACTGTACTATTTACTTGTTGTTTGTTAATTAACGGATAAATAGTGAAGTCGTTGCTAGAGAATGCAAGCATTTTAACTTGGTCTTCTAATAGTTCTCGACGAACTGCTGCTCCATCTAACTGTGTATCAGGTGTAATGCCATAACCAGTCGTAAACGACTTAGACACTAATTCTGCTAATTCTGCTTCTGCTTCGACAGGAAGCTTTTTATTCTTAGCTTCTGCTTCTTTTTTCAATTCTGTCATTAATTATTCTTCCCTTCAATATGATTTGTTTGTTTTTATAAACTAAATTTTCTGAGTATTCTGACTTTTACGTGCGGTACTCGACCGCCACTTGTTTTCCCCTATATATTTATTATAACACATGGAGGAGAGGTAGCTTAGGAGGAGGTCGCTACCAATCCTTTTTTGAGCTTACGAGTATAATATAACACTTCGTACTATGTTTTTCTAATTTTCTAATTATTTACCTACAATAGCACGGAAAGCTCTAACATCTTCTTCTGTTTCACGACCGTTTTTAACACGGTTTACTGCACCGAATAAGAAGTATTGCTCGTTAGCAGAAGCTTGACCAGATGTGTAATAGTTTACTACCTCCTTAACGTGGTCAGCAGCTTTGAAGACTTCTTCTTCCTCAGGAGCTTCCTCTTCGTCCTCTACTAAAACATTATCCGCAGATTTCTGAACGTATTCTACTCCTTTGCCTTCTAGGTCGTCGTTCATAGATTTAGAGACTTCTTCTTTTTTCTCTTCTGGTTTCGTATCCTCGGTATTATCCTCTTCTACTACTTCCTCTTCTTCTTCCTTAGGCTTTTCGGCAGGAGTTTCTACTACTTCTTTAGCTTTAAGCTCTTCGATGTGTTTTGCGATATTCTCAATCATAGGTAAGACTGATTTCTCGATACGTTCTAATCGCTCTGCTAATCCGTTTTGAGACTCTGCAACTGCACCATAAGATTTAACAACAGATTCGAATGCTGAGATTAACTCACCATTAGAGATTAAAGCTTCGGCAGATTTCGCTACTGGTTCTTTATCCTCTTTATCTTTATCTTTATCTTTGTCTTTCTTATCCTCTTTTTTATCGGACTTTTCTTTACCTTTTTCTTTTTCCTTTTCGTCTTTCTTGTCTTCTTTATCCGACTTCTCGACTACTTCTTCCACTGGTGCTTCCTCCTTTTTATCCTCAGGTTCTTTATCTTCTTTCTTTTCCTTAGGAGCTTCGACTACTTCGTCTTCTTCCTTTTCTTTATCCTCAGGTTTAAATTCTGGGGCTTCTGGAGCAACTACTTCGTCTACGGGAATCGCAACAGATTTTGATACCTCTTCTAACTCTTTTGTTAATTCTGAAATTTTAACTTCTGCCATTATTCATTCTCCTTTTTATTAGGTGTGTACACCGTTTTTATATGTTCTAAGGCTTCTGAACGAGACATACCTTTTGAAATCTGTAAGAATAGTACGGCACACTCAGGCATGTTTCTATTCATATCATCTAAGTAGATACCTACCTTCTTCCATACTTCTTCAAATTTACTATCGTCAGTCTCTTTAAGAGCCCATGTTAAATTGTATAGGCTACGAGCGAAGTTTTCTGGGCTTAACGCTCCCGCATCGATTGAATCTTCGGGAGTAATTCCATAACCTGCTTGGAAACTTTTCATGATGTGTTCCCATGTAGCTTGAGGGTTAGCAGGATTAGTGGTAACAGCTACGTTCGTTACGCGGAGTTTACGCATAATCCTTGGGTCATCTTTGTCTCTGGCTAAACAGAAACCTTCAACAGAGAATCCTAGTTTCCTATCAATTCCAGATTTAGAAATGTTATTCGCTAAGTCCCACATGCTCTTTGCATAAGGATTTTCTTTGTATAACTTACATTCAAGATATAGACCTACATCGGGGTCTACGTATGTACCCTCCGTAGGAACTCCGACTTTATAGAAGTCACCTTGTTTATGTTCGTAATTTATGTATCCGTGATTCATAAAGTAGCTAATGTCAATACCTGCTGGGTCTACGATGTCATCTTGTCTATCTAAGTCTGTAGTTGTAGCGTAACCTTGTAAGTACCATGAGCGCTCAGAAGGTGTGTCATCATTCTTTTTGATAGATTCTTTGATATCGATTGGAACGAACATATTGAACATTCCTGTTGCTTTGTCTACGACTGTATGCACATATTTTCCTCCTTTCTAAGTGGTACGAATTCAACTGTTATTAATATAGCAAAAGTACCACTTAGACCAGAGTTTTTTGTTAATTAAATTTCATTAATGGTAAATATCGACTAAAGAATTTATTCAACTCTTTTATGCTATCGATGTTTCTACTAGCTAAACAGTCTACTGCGATAGAAGGATGCATGTGACAATCAATTGTCAATGTTCTGAATAATACAAGTTCATCGATATTGTAATATTCTAAAACATCTTCATCATACATTCGAGTGTCTAGCTTAAGCTCTAGCTCATCGAGTATCTCGATTATACGTTTCTCCATTTTCGCCTTTACCTCCCTCTTTAGTAGAGTTAGCGTTACGACTACCTTTAACTTGTCCATCCTTACCCACGCCATTATCTTTACCAGATACCTTAGCGTTAGAGCCATCTAAACCTTGCTGCTTCATCTCAGATGTTTGTTTATCGTCTGAGCCTTCTTGTGCTGCTTTAGACTGGATAAGTTTTTCTTGTAAAATCTGACCTTTACTTTGAACGTGGAACGCACTATTGATAACGTCTCCGCCTTCAATTTCTGGTAATCCAAGTACTTTACGCGCTTCGTTGAATGACATACCGACTTTTGTTTTCAACTCTAGTAATTCTAGAATCTCTTTCTCTGTCGTTGCATCTCCACCTACGAATACGAATATGTATTTATCTCCGAACTGAGATACGATGTACTTGTTAATGATATCTTCTAAGAACTTAAGTAACGGCTCTAAACCTTTGTCACGAGAGATACGGTTCTTCTCTTTAGCACTCGTTTCATTTAGAGTACTACCAGAACTACCTGTCGCTCCGCCACGGTTCGGGAAGTTAATCTCAGAAGGGTCGATAGCGTAAATACTACACATAACGTTGATAAGGTAGTTTAGCCATCTTTCGAATTCCATATCACGAGATGATTGTGTCATGTTAATGAACTTAACATCTTCTGCTGATACAACTGGAATCTTCCATGCCCCATTAATACCACTAAACATTGTTTGCCATTCACGACGGAATGACTGTAGCGCATGACGAGATTGCTCTTGCCCTGTTTTAATATGTAATAACCCGCGAGTCGTACCACCTTGAGCAAAGTAACGAGCGTTAAATAACTCGGTATTTGCATGGTACTGTAAGTGCTCTAAACATAATTCAAGTTCTGAGTACCCGTATCGTCCGACGTGGATGTCTGTTCGAGGATTATGTACTTCCCATGCCATCTCGTTCGCTTTGAACCCTGCGACCTTCTTACGGTCTAAAACCTGTACATACTTCTCAACGTTATCGCCTTTACGCTCTTTTCCTTTTTCATCGACTGCTACGTAAATGGTGGATGCGTCAATAGCTTTAAATCTACCAAGCTCTCCATCTTTATCGTAAATCAATTCAAAGTTTATTTTGTCGTATATTAATCTATCACGAGTAATCTTCTTAATGAACGCTCGGAAGTTATCTTGTGTAAAATCATCCTTGACTCGTCCTGTATACTCCAGAAACGACTCTATACGCTCGATAGTCGCTTTCTCGTGACTCGAAGGGGTCTTTAATGGGTCTTTTAATCGAACCTCATAGCCGACACCTCTGTTGCTGTAGCGGGCGGGTGAACAGAACATTGATACTTGGTTCACACGGGTGTTGATAATTGCGTTAACAATAATATTTTTACTTGACCAGATTTTTAAATTCTCTAGCAAGTTGTATCGTCCATCTTTTGACGGGGCTTCTTTGTAATCTGGATTAATAGAGAACTGACCTAATATAGGCTCTTCATACGCCTTAGCTCGTCCTTGACCAGCGTTTGCGCTCTTCATTACTGTCTCTTCTTCTAACCCTCGTATTGCAATAGATAGCTCCTGCTTATCTACTGGATTCATAAGTTCCAGTGTCGTCGTAGATGGGCGTTTTTTAAACCTAAAAAAGTCTAAAAAGCTCATTTGCATACCACCTTATAATAAAATAAATAGGGCAAAGCTCAATCGCAATCGAACTTCTTCCTACCGTTCTTGACATCTGTGTAATTTGCCCTAATTATCTCTCCGTGTTTATTCTCTAGGAGTACTTTGTCTGGTTCTTCTGCAACGCCTACGATTCTATATTTCACTCTATCTAAATAGACGTATACCTTCACTTTCATACCACCTAGCATTTTGTAGTATGTTACAACCTCAATCCACGTGTATCCTTGAGATAGGAGAGACTTCGCTTTAATCCATACATCTTCTACTTGATGAAAGCTCATGACAACACCTCTATCTCTATTAATATAATGCTTTCAACACTTTTTCCTTACTTTAATTATACCATGTACAAATATCTACCCGTAAAATAGGGCATAAAAAATGAGCACAGCGTATAGCTATACTCACCATAAAACTAGTAAGGAGGGGAAGGGATTCGAACCCTCGCGCCGATTACTCGACCTATTAGTTTAGCAAACTAACCTCTTCACCGCTTGAGTACCCCTCCAAGAAAAGCGCACGAATGCGCTATAGTAATATTGTGCTCGCCCCACTATCCTGTACTTTCGTACTAGGTAAGGAACGATTAAAGTCTATTTTCGTGTAGGAACTGTTCGCTGTAATATCTACGAATTTAGCTGTAGGTATTAACGAGATGTCCCAGAGCATACCATCGAATCGGTTATGCTGCCCGCTTACTTTCAAGACTTTTGTTGTTGCTGTAGATGGTTGTAGTTGAAGTCCTGAGAAAATGTTACCACTACATTCATTTGGGATTGTCTCACTACTGTCAATCGTAATCATTTCTACGCAGTCTTCTATGGAAATGTTATTGAATCTATTAGCGTTTACCCACGCCATTCCTGTTGTTGGCGCTTTAGCCTCTAGCTCAATACCTTTTCTTAGACCGACTAATTTGACATTCGATATATCCACAAATGAAATCTCATGGTCAGTTCCTCCAGAAAAGAGTCGGATACCAACACCTTTGTGAGAACCTGTCCAGTTAACGACTACACCATCTTTTATAGCTGTCTTATTCCATGTATTGTAATATTTATTCTTACCGTCAAAGGAAAAGACAAGTGAATCAAAATTCGGGGAATCGATAGCTATGAATGGATTTGTGACAGAAGCATTTCGCCCTATTAATAAAACAGGGAAATTACCACCAATAACTAGTCTTGAACGGTAGCCAAACAATAACTCTACATCATTTAGCAATGTAAGAGATGATTCAAGGTAATAATCTTTCTCTTCTAGCAGTACGGTCTTTGATGAAGATGTTGATAAGGCTGCTGCATTGATAGCATTCTGTATCTGTACGGCAGGTGTTAATCCACTAAAATCCTTCACATTTATCATGTATTGCCCCCTCAAATAAGTATAGACGAGAATAAAAACTCTCGTCATGTTTTAATATAGCAGAAGCAGGACTTGCACCTGCGAACTCGAATGAGGGGTGATTTACAGTCACCTGTCGTTGCTGCTTGACTATTCTGCCAAAATATGATACCGAAGGAGGGGGTCGAACCCTCACTGGACGGTTTCTAAAACCGCTATCTCTACCTGATTGGATTACTTCGGCATGTATCACTATCTATTCTTTTACGTGTCTGCGGATAGCTCGCCACGTCATGTTTGCCTTCTTTTTATAATGTCTCCTTAGGACGGACATGCTTTGCTTAGGGTTTCGCCTAAGCTATCTCAACATGACTGAGATTTTATAGTTTACGAGGATAACGGGGTTCGAACCCGTGCTTCACGGTAGACGTAATTTAAGGTTATCAAGAGATTCGTGTTCTTCAAGATGGCAGTTAGCGCATAGTAAAATACATTTATCTAATTCTTTTTTGATTTTATCCCATAGAATAACTTTTCCGCCTATCTGAAAATCTTTCTCTTCTGGGTCTAGATGGTGAAATTGTAAGGCTCTATAACTTTTGTTATAGCCACAGCGTTGACAAGCGCCACCTTTATACTCTACCGCTCTGATTTTCAGTTTCTGTCTATTAACCCTAACGCAACAAGTGTTACATTTAGTCTTTGTGCATCCTGTACTACGAGCATATACATAATCTTTACCACATAAGGTACAAGTACACTCAATCTCTTTGTTGTTATCTAAATGTATCTGTTTTGTATTACGTCTACCAAAAGGACTGCAATCAACACAATACTGACGTTTTTGTAAATTGCGACGTTTACCTTCTATTTTCATGAAGTTTGGAAAATCTACATTACATTTTTTACAAGTCGGCATTTTACTGCTCCTTTTTGCGTGTTTACCTCTACACTATATCCCCAATGGAGGAGGGTGTGAGATTTGAACTCACGGAGGTTTTACCCTCGGCGGTTTTCAAGACCGCTGCAATAATCCACTCTGCCAACCCTCCGTGGCAGGAGCTATACGAATCGAACATATGACTTCGGTTTTGGAGACCGAGGTTTTACCACTAAACTAAACTCCCATGTGGTGGGTAGAGATGGGATTGAACCATCGCAGATGCTGTTTCAAGGCTTCTGAGCTAACCAAGCCACTAACCCATGAAATTCAACTATCGTCTCCCTGCTTAGGTAGGTGTAGTCAACCGTATATTTGGTTGAGTATGAGTTACGATAATTGAAAGGATGATAACGTGCTAGGTTGGAATCGAACCAACGACCATCAGATTAACAATCTGGCGCTCTACCGACTGAGCTACAAGCACATGATATAAAAAGTTACCCCCTACATATCGTACTGACATGCAAAGGGTATAAGAAAATTCTAATAAAGGGAGAGAAAACGTGTTTCCGCACATTTGCTCTAAGGCGTATTAAACTTACGAATGATATCCTTGTCTTCACGAGGTTAGAGGAGGAGAGAACATGGATACCGCAGGAGGAACATCCTACAACTCTATTATAACAAAATCTGATACAAGAATCCTTGTAATTATAAAAAATATTTTAAATATTCTGAATAATTATTTCTGATGGAATTTACACAACGCATACACATATTAATTTAACTTTTAAGGGGTCTGAGAGCTCGATGAGGATGTTTTATACCTTAATGAATACAATTAGTCCTATTCTATAGTAAATACCTTCTACATCTTGATACACACTTCTATTAGGTTTATCTCTGACACAGTACCCTATTTTATTTTTTCGGACGTCTATATAATATTACAGAGTTATATTTAATAACTAATATTATAAATAAATATTTAATAATTAATAATAATATAAATAATATTATATAGAGAATAGATAAAATAAAATAGGGTATCTAGGTTGCCCCATTTTAATTTAATAAAAAGTAATTCCCTTCATCAGAAATAAATACTAATTCCCTCTATCAAGAATAAAATAAATACTAATAGTAAAAAATATATTTGACAATTAGTAAACAAAGTATTATACTCTAAATAAAAACATTTAAAACTTAACATAAAGGAGAGTATCAGAAATGATTTATAAAAATAAAGAAGTTGTATTGCGTTTAAGAAAGGTTCGATTAGATAGGAATATTGACATTCCTGAGTTATGTCAGAAACTAAATGTTAGTTATAGTACAGTTAGTAACTGGGAACGAGGTCTCAGATTCCCTAGAAAAGATAAATTGATGCAGTTGGAAGATATGTTCAATATGAACTATAGGGATTTATTTGCAGAGCTGTCAGATGAGGAAGTGAGGGGATTAAAGGACAAAAAATAAGACCGTATATACGGTCTTTTAAGTATGCCCCATTTTATTTTATTTATATGTGACCTTAAATTTTAAAATATTTTGCGCGACTACGAATTCCCACTCCCCATTCATATCTGCTGATGTGTTAACACGGAATACAGGACTACCGCTACCTTTCACAGCGTTCCCGATTACCGCTTCTGGTTTCTCAGGAATGTTACCTCGATTGAATACATCCTGAGGAATAAATGCTTTTGTACCGTCCATTAAAGTGATTTCTACGTCCATTGGTCTTGCCATATTTATCATCCTTTCTTATTTTTGCGACAAGCTAAATATGTAACTTATAATTCCACCTAAGACCACCATAAGAGCATTCTCAACTAAAGCTCTTTGCTTATCTGTACCTTTTTCTCCTCTAGTCTCTAAAGCTGCTAACCTCTGGTTCAGTAAGTCTATTCGGTAGCGTAAGTGGGATTGTTTTTCTTCGTTAAGGGCTACGCTTTTATCTAAGTCCTTTACGATTACTTGTATTTCTTCAAGTACTTCTCTGATATCCTCAGAATCCTCGGAGTGCTCTTTTAGGATACTCTCGATTTCCTTGATTTTATATTCAAGCTCAGTGTTTTCCATAACAATCCACCTTTCTTGTTAATGCCCCATTTTAAATATATGTCTGTAAAACGGTTGTTTTATTTTATTTTCTTCATGCAACTCCTTTAAAACTTCTATACTCTCTTCATCTTCTATTTTACCATACTGCGAATTGATATCGATTGATACGTTCACAATTCTATCCTTTGGAGTAATAATCTGTAATTTAATCCAATCAGGTCGATTACATTCTAAATAATGGAAGTGGAAATCGTTGAGAAGACCTAGAGAAATTAGACGATGTATAGTATAGATATGAAATTGTTTCCTATCTCCGTTAACTATTGTACCTATCAGCTCCATCAATTCATCGCGAACAGCCGCATTAATGGATTTTTCGTTTTGTCGCATTTTCTTTACCTCCTTTCTCTTTTCCTGTTGTTAAAGACGTAACCATTACCGTAGACATGACGCCATTCTTGTAAGTGATAGTCTCGTACTTGGAAGCGTTGAACAGAACGATGTCTGCTATAATAGAGGTATAGACAATAATGATAAACAGCAAAGCCTTAACTGTCGGAAACACTAAACGGAATATCCAGCCTCTATGAAGGATAGATGCAGTTACATAGGACATATAAGCAGCTACTGAGTAGAAAACAAGGGTAAAGGCTATTGCTAGAATCAAGTACACCATAGTAATTACCCTCTTCCGTAGTTTTTTGCGTTTCTAATATAGCACTTCTTACTATCGTTTTTATACAAACCTCTATATTAGAGATATAAAAAATATTTCTCAATGGAGGTATTTGGAAAATGGTAATTAGTAAACATACTAGGAACAAGCTCCTACTAATATTTTTAGCACAGGTGATAGGTTATGAAGCAGTACAATACCTTAGCTCTGTAGGAGTGGAAGTAGAGAGTTCAACAGTATCGTATTTCGTGACGGGAGGTGTTTTCGCCTTAATCACGTTAGGGATATATGATTATGTGGTAACAAAGAATGCGATGAAAGTACAGAAAGAGTTCAGTCTTATTTTAAACTGCGTACTGAAACGATATGATACAGTCGCGGGACATAAGGAGAAAGGAGATTAATATGATTTATGAGAAAGAGTTAGATATAATGTTAGATGCAGTACAAGAATATGCGGAAATCAATTTAATTAAAACGTTTGAGGAAGATGCGAAAGAGCTTGCCCCGATTTTTGAGGTGCATGGAGTTAAGTTTCGAGACCGTAGATTTAATGAAAGTGTTAAAGATGAAGCGAAATTAGTAATCACGACATCGATGCTGCGACTGGCTAACGAGTATGCAGATTATCAAGATGCCAATTATGAATACGTGGGAGCTTTTGAAGAGTTGATTGTAGAGATGCTAGATACTAAATATTCGTCCCATCTGAAAAGTCAATTCGTACAACACGGGATTCCTTATACGGATAATATGATTTCTAATTTGATTACTGAGATGATTTTAGAATTACCGTTTGCGTACGCTAATGCATTTTGTGACAATGAAAAAGGATACGAAATGTTCCTATCAGAAGTTCTACACGCCTATCATGAGAAGTTGGAATATTCTGAAAAATGATTACGAAGAAAGAAATAGTAGATAAAAGAAAACGTCTGTTCCAAAATTGTCAAACTTATAAAGAGTTTAAAAAAGGGGACAAGCGTGTTAACTATCCAAGGATTTGCTCGATATGCGGCAGACCCTTATCTACTTTAACAAAGCGTACACAAAAATACATACTAACGCAAAACCAGTACAGATTTGAGTTGAGCGCACTTGTTAGTGTTCATATATGTAAGGACATCAATTCTTGTTACAGAGTACTAGATAGGAAAGGAGAGCTTGCAGATGGCAATGGTTGATAACATCAAACGAGGAGTACAGAAAAGAAGTTCTGTATTCGATGCACAAGAAGAACTACGACAGAATTTAAACTTAGGATTTTCCGAAGCTATGAACCAATTTATCCAGAAGTTGCAAATGGGTGAAATTAAAATCGATAACGTAGCTGATGCGATTCGTGTATTCAGTGCTTATAAAGAGTTAAATGGTATCGATGAAGTGATTAACGGTCAGCAAGGAGCTGGGATGCTTCCAGAGATTAATATGCGTCAAGAGAAGGTTGTTGACGATATGGTACGTGAAGGTACTCTTGGTGAGACAGAAGAAGGTCGTATCGATATCGGTGGAATTAGTGATGCAGAGTTAGCTAAGTTACTTACAGAAATGGATATCGCACAAAATAGGGCAAACGAGGAGTCGATGTAATGGAGAAAAGACCTTGGAACATTGATATCATTGGAGATGAGGATACAACGCAATACAAATCAGTTAAAAAATCTAGGGCTATGGGGCTTTCATATATACCATATCCCTCACCTGACAATGTATTGGCACAGAAAAAGCACTTTAGGGAACTCAGGGATTTAGTGTACAAAGATATATTGTTAGCTGTCCCGTATTCTGGAGAGGAAGATAGAAATGTATAACATTACAGGAGAAATGATACAGCGAGTGGCGAAGCAGACGTTTGGTCGTACTGACTTATCGAAAGAAGAGTTAGCGTATGTCCTTACTATGATTAACTGCTCTTCGTATCTATTGAAAAATCACTCGGTAAAAGGTCACCCGATTACGTTCCACGTTAGCGGTAGAGACGTTACACGAGCATTAGCACACAGACCGTGGCAGGTAGACATTATCAACGATACACATCCAGATAAATGCGTTATCAAGTCACGTCAGTTAGGATTATCAGAGGTTGGGGTAGGAGAAATGCTCCACTTCGCAGACTTACATAGTTACGCAGGGGTTAAATGTTTATATACATTCCCAACAAACCGACAAATGAAAGACTTCGTATCCACACGTATTAACCCGTTACTAGGTGCTGGTTACTATTCTACTATTTCTGACCCGCATGTAGACTCGTTAGAAAAGAAACGTATTCGTAATAGCTTCATGCTGTTCCGTTCTTCTTCTAAAGCGTCAGCAGTAGAGGGTGTCGATATCGATTACCTTTCAATGGATGAGTACGACCGTGTAAACTCTTCCGCAGAGATGTCAGCGATGGAGTCTATGTCATCATCTAAATTTAAGATTTTACGAAGATGGTCAACTCCAACAGTACCTGCGTTCGGAATACATAAAATTTTCACTGAGTCAGACCAACGTGTATACATGCATAAATGTGACCATTGTGGTTACAGACAGCAAATCGATTATGATTTGAACATCGAGTGTATGGATGAAAGCGGCGTTGATACTTTAGCGAAAACAGTTAAAGATGGTACATACCGATTTATCTGTCAAAAATGTAAGAAAACATTAGATAGATGGTATAACGGTGAATGGGTAGCTAAATACCCTGACAGAACGTTAAACAATCAAGGTAAACGTGGATATATGATTACACAGCTAAATGCCGTGTGGTTAACAGCAGATGCCTTAAAACGAAAAGAATTAGAAGCAGAGTCTAAACAGCACTTCTATAACTACGTTTTAGGATTCCCGTACCAAGACGTAGCGTTAGCTGTACAACCAGATGACATCGAAAAGAATAAACGAGAGTATCTAGAGAAGCCTCTATTTAATCGTAGTGATTACCGATTCATTTCTGTTGGTATTGACTGGGGGAACTTCCACTGGGTAACGATTCGTGGATTCCGTGATGACGGTCGTATTGATATGATTCGTATGTTCTCAGTAGAACGTGCTCGCGGTGTATCGAATATCGAAGCGGACTTAGAAAGAATTATTGTAGAACTAATCCCATACCAACCAGATATTATCTGTGCGGATATCGGTGACTCTGGTAACTACGTAGACAAGCTAATCCAGCATTTCGGTGAAGGTGTAGCGTACGGAGTTAAAGTTAACCCAAACCCTCGTTCTACAGGTCAAATCAGCCCTGTGTGGTCTGAGCAACGCTGTATGGTTACGGTGGACAAGTTAACACAAAATAAACGTCATATTTCTGATATGAAAATGGGGCGCTTAGGATTCTACCAAGTTGATGATAGAGAATTAAAACTTTATCTAGAACATTGGCAAAACGTCGTAATTCGAGATGAGGAAGATGAGAAAACGAAAGCAATCTATCAAATTATCATGGCAAAAGGTGACGACCATTTTGCTCAGTCTTCTGTATACTCTATGGTTGGTATGGAGCACGTACTAGAGCCTTATATCAAGAAGGAAATAGAGAACGCATTCGATTATACGACAGTAAATGTAATGCGAACTGACAAACCTGATATATTTGCCAAAGGATGGTAAGTGCTATATTAGTCTAGGACAATAGAAGAAGGAGGTTATTATATTCATGTTAAGAGATGGAATGTATGACGGTTCTCCCGAAAAAAGGATGAGAGACGTTGAGGAGACTTTAACGAAGACGGTTAAAACTGTTAATGGTAAAGCTCCTGATATCCACGGTAATGTTAGTGTAGATGGAGCTCCTACGGGAGACTTCGCTACAAAGGACGATATTAAGGGTATGGTTAAGTCGGTTAACGGTAAAGCAGCAGATGCAGCAGGAAACGTAACAATTACAATTCCTAGTACGACTGGTTTCATTAAACAGATTAACAGCGCGACACCTGACGGGAACGGTAAGGTTACTGGGTTTGTTCAAACAGTAAACGGGGCTAACCCTGATGCGACAGGTAAGGTTTCAGTACCTTTGATTACATCAGGGACAACAGCGCAGCGTCCAACAACAGGTACTTATGTAGGGCAACCGTTCTTCGATACAACTTTGAATAAGCCTATCTGGAGAAACAAGGATAACAACGGATGGGTAGATGCAACAGGAGCAGCAGTAGTTTAATTTATAAATTAAAGGAGGAATTTTAAATGGCATTAGAAGCTAATAAGTATCCAAAAGACAAAACGATTGTCGATATTTCCCATCATAATGCGGATATCGATTTTGACACAGCGAAGAATTATGTAAGCATGTTTATCGCTCGTACAGGTGACGGACATCGATACAATTCAAACGGAGAATTACAAGGTGTTGTTGACCGCAAGTATAAAACATTTGTGGCGAACATGAAAGCGCGCGGTATCCCGTTTGGTAACTATATGTTTAACCGTTTCTCTGGAGTAGCATCAGCTAAACAAGAAGCAGAATTTTTCTGGAATTACGGAGACAAGGATGCAACTGTTTGGGTATGTGATGCAGAGGTTTCTACAGCTCCGAATATGAAAGAATGTATTCAAGTGTTTATTGACCGATTAAAAGAGTTAGGTGCAAAGAAAGTCGGTCTATACATCGGACATCACAAGTACCAAGAGTTCGGAGGTAAAGATGTAAACTGTGACTTCACTTGGATTCCTCGTTACGGTAATAAACCAGCGTTCGCTTGTGATTTATGGCAATGGACAGAGTACGGTGACATCGCAGGTATTGGTAAATGTGATATCAACGTACTATACGGAGATAAACCTATGTCGTTCTTCACAGAAAAAGAGGGTGCTAAGGAAACTCTAGTTCCTGCTTTAAACAAAATCGTAACATACGAAGTAGGTACAAACTTAATCCCAGAGATTCAAGATAAACTTGCATTCTTAGGTTACGAAGCTCGCATCAACTTCACTGGTTTAGGTGATGGACTAGTAAGTATTGAAACATCACATCAAGTAGGTGCTGAGTTAGACAAACTTACTGCATGGTTAGATGAACGAGGCTGGGCTTATTACTACACAAACAGCAGAGAGGGTTACAATGGTAAATCTAAGGTTGTTACATATGATATGGGTACGAACAAAATCCCAGAATTGTCTAATGTCTTAGCATACCAAGGTATGCAAACTGCTATTGTGTTTACAGGTAAGGGTGATGGGTTAATTCGATTAGAGTCTACTCCGTTAGATGAGAGTCGTTTACAAAACTTCAAAAACATCCTAGAAGCTCAGAAAATTGCATACTACATGTACAGTGAATAATTAAGAAGTCCTTCGGGGCTTCTTTTTTTATATAAATCTATTGACTTAAAGTAAAAATGGTAGTATTATGAGATTACAGAGGAGGTGATAGAATGCCAGAGCAAAAGTTTTGCGCGAAATGCGGTCGTCTAAATTGGAGTGAGTGGAGCACAACTTGTTACTGTACACATCCAGAATTTATCTACGACTCTTACGAAGATTATATGAAAAATAAGAGGTTTTATGTATTAACTTTAAATGGTAATTTTTATGGTTCTGGTGGATTGCCGCACATCCAACAACTGATGAACGATTGGATAGGTGACCACGGTCTTAAGCATAAAGAGTTTGAATTTAAGGTAACGTTAAAGGAGAGAGAATAATGTTGTACAAGTTTATCACGATTGCAGAAAATGACAAAGAATATGAATTTACTAAAACTGGTGATACTATGAAAGAAGCAGAGGCTAAAATTCCTCAGGAAGCAGACAGACGTGGTATTGTACATAATCTTAGTGTGGTAGATAGGTTTAGTTATGAAGTTGGAGGTAAGTGGGTTCGGGATGATGGAAGCTACGAAGAAGATTTAAAAGAAGCAGAAGCTCAATATGAAGATGAGCAATGGGTAGAACACATCGATACTCACGAAGAGGAAGGACAACTTACCTTCGAGCTATAATTAGTATGATATAATAAAAGTATATGATGTAAAAGAGGTGCATATATGAATGCGGTTAAATCAATCGTAGCTGGTATCGTAGCTGTACTATATTGTATTGTTAGTGTAATATTATGGGTGTTGCTTATATTAGTGGGCGTTGTTCTATCTGCTATCGCTTTAATGGTGATGGTAGCGTTCCTAGTGATTTCCATTCCAATTATGTTAGTAGTCTTTATGGCATGTGCTGTTGGTCAGTTATTCAAAGGGCGCGGTTGAGTTGGATGCAACGTTCAACTATAACCTTTTATTAGCAAAAATGATATTAATAGCATTGTTTATTTATACAATGATACTTGCTTTTGGGGTTAAGAAGTCTGTGAAAGAACATAAAGAAGAAATGAGCTATACAGAGTCAATCAAGAAAGCTTTATCAGTATTAAGTGAAATAAAAACAGATATTAAAGGAGAAGATGAAAAAATGACAGAGATTAACACAACGGAAGTAGAAGTAAAAAATAAAATGAGTTTAACAGATTTGGTGGATAGAAAGCCATCATTGCATGATTATGCAGAAGTTGTAGAGCTGCTATCGAAACTAGCGCGCAACCGATTTGAAAACTATCAATTCTATTTAGCTAAAGCGCCAACAGAAAGCGATGCGAACTTTATGTCTATCGTAAGTAATTGGCATGATGACCCAGAACTACATAAGCTAATTTTCGCTAAAGGTGTCGAATACGGTATTAATATGGGAAGCTTACAGAAGTATTTCGTAGACCACGTTCGAGACGGTCATGTATTAGATTTAGGTAGCGATGTTATGATTATCACGGACGATGGTTCGAATCTAGCACCTACAGGTGTATCGCCTATTACAAGTGGTTTAGAAGGTGGAGAGATTTCATTTAACTTCACATTCATTAAGAAAGAAAATTACCATGCGTGGTGCAAAGAAACTTTCGAAGGTGATGCAGAAAAACAAGATGGTAAAACTGAGGATGCAAAAATCCAGTTGGTAGTGAATAACGGATGACAACACAACAAAAACCCAAAAATTTAATTGACTTGTTCAAGATTAATGTGATAAAATACAAAGGTAGAGAAATAAAAGGTTCATCTGTTCTAGAGTATGAAGTGTTTATACCTGTAGAACTGATGGTGAATCAAGCGCAAGATACGGACAACTTTATTAAGATGGCAAAATACATAAAGAACGATAAAGAATTAGGTTGTCTCGTCGCACTAGAAAAAGATAAAGTTGTAAGATTATCTGCTAGTGAATCTGTACAAGGTATCGCATTTGTATTTACTTTTAATCAGTTTACGGATTTTGATAGACTTCTAGAACTAGCGGATAAATTTTAATTAATTGGAGGAGAAACAATGGAAAAGATGATTACGAAAGATAATGTTTTAGAGAGTGTTAAGGAACTACATAAAGGTTTAGAGACTGTGATGGCACTATTAGATGAAATTAATAGAGAGGCAGAAGCGCAATTAGAAATTAAAGTAGAAGCTGCCCCAGAATCGTTAACACAGTTCATCGACCACTTTTTGGACGAGGTTAACTACCATAAAGACGACCGCGAATCGTACTTTGATAAAATGAAAGAAGCTATTAAAATTATTATTAAGCAGCATGGGTATTTCTTAACTACATTCCAATTAGATGATAAACTACATACATATAAAGTTATTATGAATAACTCAGGCATCTCTTTAGAAGAGCAAGTACAAGGTTACGGAATTCCTGAGCCTAAGACTTTCTCATATGAATTCTCGTATGAGGATAAAGTGGAATTGGGAATCGTACCTTCCGAAGAGGAGGAAGAGAAGGATGCTTGCTACGAAGAGTATGGTGCATATTGCTGCGATGAAGAGCCGTGCGAAGAGGAAACGGAAGAAGAGGCTCTAGAATTCGTAGTATCTATTGTAAATTCGCAGTTAGATTCTATTAAAGACTCTATCGACATCATCAAGGAAGAGATTGAAGATTACTTCGGTCTTCAAAAATTAAAAGTGGACGACCTTGAAGAGGATGAGTTCGATTTACTCCGTACATACTTAACGCACGTAACAGAAGAGGATGCACATGAGGTGAATCAAGCGACGAATCGTGATTTAGTTCGAGCTTGGAATCTACTAATGTATCGAAAAAATATATTGTAAATTTTAGAGACAGTCATTGACTGTCTTTTGTTTTTGTGTTATACTTTTAGTATAATAAACGAGGAGGAGAATCATGAGTAACGATAAAAATAGATTAATAGACGAACTGACATCTACAGAATTCAAACAGACTACTACAATTGGGCATGTTGAGTATTTTTTAATTGACAAAACTAGCAGCATGTTCCATTTCTATGCGAAGTACACAACTGAGACTGGTAGAGTTGTTGTCGCAGAAATGTACTACGACTTACGGAACAAAGAACATTACATAAAAAGAAATGGTAAAGAAGTTAAGTTTACGGTTAACAATTTAGATGAAATAGTTCCTAGACGTATCATGGGAGCACGGCGGGACTTCAATACAAGGGACAGTATAGATAAGTTTGTTGACTTTGTGGAGACAGATGAGAATAAAGGGATGTATAATCAGATGTTATACTTAATTGGTTCTATCGGTAACGAGAAGCGAGACATGACATCGCGAGCCTTGATACGGTTGATGAATGATTATAATAAGTTGGAGCTGTTATACAAAGCTGGTGTAAACCTAGAACGCTTTGATAGTGATAAGGCTTTACTGCATTGGGTTCTTGTAGCAGGTCAAAAGAATGTAACAAAGGCACATGAGATACTGAAAATGACCAAGAATCAATTCAAAGCATTTAAAGACTTTTCTAACAATGAGAAATTCCCATTAAATGCGATTTCGCACATAAGAAACTTAGAAGTAAAAGATGTTAGTTTTTATCGACATATTAGAGGGTTAGTAGAAAAACTTCAAGATAAGTACCAAGTATACGATAGGTTAGAAGTGTTCGATAACAACATGAGTTTGAAGGATTTTGCGGAGCTAAGAGAATATACAAAGAACGGGTACGCTCACTATATGAGTTGGAGCGGTTGGTCTTTATTGGACAAGCCTTACATAACGAATGAAGCACGTTTAATTGAATACTTGGCTTTCGAATGTCTATTGAGTCAAGGGATGGAGCTTGGAGATGCCATCACTACATATCGCGATTACGTTAATATGAATCGCTCGTTAGGAAATCATACATATAATAAATACCCGAAATACTTAAAAACATATCATGACATCGTTTCTCGAAATTATAAATTAGTAGAAGACACGGTTCTTGTTGAGAAGTTTGAAGCGCGACGTATTGAGTTGCAGAACTATGAGTGCAAGGTTGGTGCTTTTTCTTTTATCGCCCCTAAAACAATGCGAGATATCGCAACAGAGGGTAGTGAGCAATCTCATTGTGTTGCCTCATATGCAAGCCAAGTCGCAGAAGGTACAACGGATATCATCTTCATGCGTCTCAAGAAGAAGCCCGAAAAGTCTCTCATTACAATGGAGATTCAAAACGGAAGAGTTGTACAAGCTCGTGGATTCGCTAATAGAAACCCAGATGAAGAGGAAATGGCTGCAATCGAAAAGTTCAAAAATATTAAAAAACTCCGATAATAGATTGACATTTTACTAAAAGTAGTATAAGATGTATCTAGAAGGGAGGTGTAACAGTGGCTACAGAGTCAAAAGTTATTAACGAACAGACAAGCCTAGAATGCGAGGTCTGTAAAAATGTTGTGAAAATATGGAGAAAACGCAGTCGCCTAAAGAAGCCGCAGCATTTAAAACATATGTACTGCCATCAATGTAAAGAGACGACAGGACATTTGGAGTTGAAAGGTGTTGATGAGATACCATCTTGGATTGAACAATGGCAAAACGAACAATATGAGAAGAGGGGATATCAATGATTACACATGAAATGTTAGATAAACGAATTTGTGATGTAGAAGAAGTGGCAGATAACCCACAAACATACAGAGAGTTCATTCGTGAATCAGAAGAAGAGTTTTGTATGGCTAGTGCTCCTTTAGAAGATATGACTGTAGACGCGCTAACAGACTACTTCGAGTTCATTGATTACTTGTGGGAGAAGTAAATATGACACCTAAATTTAAATGCATGTTAAGAGGTCATATATGGGAATACGATGGGTATGAGGTAAACATACTAGGAAGAAAAGATAGATACATATGCAGAACGTGTAAATGCGTGAAATACGACAAATAAGGAGTTACATAATGAATAACGTAGATAAACAAGTTTTAGATTTATATGATTACATACTTAAACACGGGGAAGTTAGAAGTGATAGAACGGGTACAGGTACATTGAGTATCTTCGATTATACCATGCGATTCGATATGTCAGAAGGATTCCCATTACTTACAACGAAGCACGTAGCCTTTAGACTTGTAGCAGAAGAGCTGCTGTGGTTCTTAAAAGGAGATACGAACCTTAAAACACTTATAGACAAGAATGTAAATATCTGGACTCCAGATGGATATCGTTGGTATAAGGAACTAGGCGGTACGTTGTCTAAGGAAGAATTTATTGAGTTTGTGAAAGAGAATGGATTCGATTTAGGTAGAATTTATGGAGGAATCTGGACGGACTTACCCTACCCAGATAGAGTTATAGAAAAAGTAAATCCGATAATAAAAGAACAAACCCTTAATCGTGAAAATAATGTAAAAGTAAACATAACAGGAAAGACCATATACACCAGTGAAAAATTTGGTGATTACATAATTATAGGAGATGGGGAAAGTTATAAATACAAAGGTAGAGAAAGAAAAACAGTTAATATTCAGTTTTTAGATACAGGATTCATTCAAAAGAACGTTAGAATCGACGCTGCTAAAGAAGGTAGAGTTAGAGATGTATACAAAAAAACTGTGGCAGGTATCGGTTACAGCGGTGAGTATGAAGTTAAGACGAAAATGGACAAGCATCTTAAAAAAGTATGGAATCACATGATAGATAGATGTTATAACCAAAAGTGTAAAGAGTACAAATACTACGGTGGTAAGGGAGTATTTGTGGAAGATTCTTGGCATAACTTTTCAAATTTTGTAAAAGATGTTAAGAGGCTTGTTAACTGGAAAAGAAAAGAAAGAGAACCCAATAAGTACCAGTTAGATAAAGATTATTACTCGTCCAATTGTTATTCACCAGATACATGCGTATGGATTAGTAAATCGGACAACATGTTGTATAGGAATAGTAGGTTATTTAAAGTAACGACACCAGAAGGATGTGAGTATAAGTATATATCTATAACTAAGTGCGCTAATGATTTAGGATTATTAGATTCGAAAATAAGCATGGTGCTATCTGGAAAGAGGAAGCATCACAAAGGTTTTACTTTTGAATATTTACCAGATGGTGAGTTATACAGATATAAATTACCATTAAATCAGATACATAAGGTTATAGAGGATATAAAAAGTAACCCTACATCGAGAAGGTTGTATGTAGATGCTTGGAGTCCTACAGAACAGTACGATGCGTCATTGCCTTGTTGTCACAATGCATTTCAGTTATACGTTCATAATAACGGTAAGTTAGATTTAAAATTCTTCATGCGTTCGAATGATTCATTCCTTGGTCTTCCGTTCAATATTGCTAGTTACGGGTTGTTGCTGCATTTAATCGCACTAGAGTGCGGATTAGAAGTAGGTTCTCTCATTTACAATGGTGGGGATATACATCTATATCTTAACCACATCGAGCAAGCTAAAGAGCAGTTATTAAACGAACCACGAAAGCTGCCTAAACTAGTCATTAAGAACAAGAAAGACAATTTAGAAGATTATGAGATTGAAGACTTTGAGATTGTAGATTATAACCCGCACAAAGCTATTAAAGCGCCTGTGTCAGTTGGTTTAAAGGAGGAAGCTAAGTGACGGATTTCGAAAGAGAGATTCTAAGTATGCATGCATGGTTGATGCGTAGAACGGAAATTCGTGAAGATGGGACGAAACGAACAAACCCTACTCATGTGAAAGAGTTTTTAAGAGACTTCCATAAAACAGTAGAAAAATATGAAAAGGAGTTAGTGAAATGATTAAAATTGCAATTGCAGGGAAGATGCGAGCTGGTAAGTCTATTGTTGAAAGGTATCTGTCTATTAAATACGGATTCTATATTTATGACTTGTCTGACGGTGTAAAAGATGACTTCGCTAAAAAGTACCCCTATAATAGAGGTGAGAAGCCACGAAAAGGGTACAAGTTGTATGCGGAATTACAGAAATTCGCGTTCGGTGAAGATTATTGGGTTAGACGAACACT